GTATAAGCACCAGCACCTGTATAGCCAGTATAACCAGTGTAGCCAGTGGTACCAGTATAAGCACCAGCACCTGTATAACCTGTATAGCCAGTATAGCCAGTATAGCCAGTATAACCTGTGGTACCAGTATAAGCACCAGCACCTGTATAGCCAGTATAACCAGTGTAGCCAGTATAACCAGTATAGCCAGTGTAACCAGTGTAGCCTGTATTACCAGCACCAGTGTAGCCAGTGTAGCCAGTATATCCAGTGTAACCTGTAGCACCAGCACCTGTATAACCTGTATAACCAGTGTAGCCGGTATAACCAGTGTAACCGGTAGTACCTGTAGTACCAGCACCTGTATAACCAGTATAACCAGTGTAGCCAGTAGTACCTGTAGTACCAGCACCTGTATAACCTGTATAACCTGTATAACCAGTGTAGCCAGTAGTACCAGCGCCTGTATAACCAGTATAACCAATATAACCAGTGTAACCTGTAGTACCAATACCTGTATAACCAGTATATCCAGTATAGCCAGCACCAGTATCACCCGTATAACCAGTGTAGCCAGTATAACCAGTAAAATCTGTACTGCCAGCACCAACATAGCCAGCACAATGCCACATACCAGTATCAACACGATATATAAAACCAATATCCAATCTAGCGGTGGATACAGTAGTATCCGGCAACGTTGAACCAGCACTTGGTTCAAATAGAGTGTCCCAAGTTAATTCTCTGGGTGCAGTTCCTGTTACTGCAATCCATATTTTCTGACCATCAGAGGGGGTTCCACTAGGATTATTAAATTTCAAAGGGCCAGCTTGAGCAGTAACAATGAACAAACTTACAGTATCACAATTCAATGACGTTCCTGTGTCGGTAACATAATTAGCGGCTGATAAAACTTTTGGAAGATAATCTGCAGGTCCTGTATAACCAGTGTAACCAGTGTAGCCTGTATTACCAGCACCAGTATAGCCAGTATATCCAGTGTAACCAGTGTAGCCTGTATTACCAGCACCTGTATAACCAGTATAGCCAGTGTAACCTGTAGTACCTGTATTACCAGCACCGGTATAACCAGTGTAACCAGTGTAGCCAGTATTACCTGTAGTACCAGCACCAGTATAGCCAGTGTAACCAGTGTAGCCTGTATTACCAGCACCTGTATAACCAGTATAGCCAGTGTAACCTGTAGTACCTGTATTACCAGCACCAGTATAACCAGTGTAACCAGTGTAGCCAGTATTACCTGTAGTACCAGCACCAGTATAGCCAGTGTAACCAGTGTAACCAGTATAACCAGTATAACCAATATATCCAGTGTAACCAGTGTAGCCTGTATTACCAGCACCAGTGTAGCCAGTGTAGCCAGTATATCCAGTGTAACCAGTGTAACCTGTATCACCAGCACCAGTATCACCAGTATAACCAGTGTAACCAGTATAACCAGTATAACCAATATATCCAGTGTAACCAGTGTAGCCTGTATTACCAGCACCAGTGTAGCCAGTGTAGCCAGTATATCCAGTGTAACCAGTGTATCCCGTAGTACCTGTAGTACCAGCACCTGTATATCCAGTATATCCAGTATATCCAGTATATCCAGTAAAAGAACCAGCACCTGTATAGCCCGTATAACCAGTAGAACCAAAACCAGTGTAGCCCGTATAACCAGTTCTACCTGTATAACCAGTAGGACCAAAACCTGTATAACCAGTATAACCAGTATAGCCAGTATATCCTGTATAACCAGTTCTTCCAGTATAACCAGTGGGGCCAAAACCAGTGTAGCCTGTATAGCCCGTATATCCTGTACGACCCGTATAACCTGTATAACCAGTAAAAGCACCAGCACCAGTATATCCAGTATAACCAGTGTAACCAGTGCGGCCTGTATAACCTGTATAACCAGTAAAAGCACCGGCACCTGTATAGCCAGTGTAGCCTGTGCGGCCTGTATAACCTGTATAACCCGTAAAAGCACCGGCACCAGTGTAGCCAGTGTAACCAGTGCGACCAGTGTAGCCAGTGTAACCAGTATAGCCACTATATCCTGTGTATCCTGTAAAAGCACCGGCACCCGTGTAGCCAGTATAACCCGTGTAGCCAGTGTAACCTGTACCACCTCTGTCACCTGTGTCGCCCGTATCACCGGTGTCGCCAATATAACCAGTATATCCAGTGTAACCAGTAAAAGCACCGGCACCTGTATCACCTGTATAGCCAGTGTAACCTGTGGTACCTGTATTACCAGCACCAGTATAGCCAGTATAGCCAGTACTTCCAGTATAGCCAGTATAACCTGTAGTACCTGTATTGCCAGCACCTGTATAACCCGTGTAGCCAGTGTAACCAGACACAAAAAGTCCAGTATCAATTATATCGTAGCTTCTTTTAGTAAAAGCAAGCATTAACCGATATTCATCACCGGATATATTATGGGTTTTTGCTGTATTGTAATCACCCTCATCCAAATATGGCCCTACACCAGAAACAACAGGATTGTTAACTAACCCTGGTCTCTGAATGTTGAGAGTCGTACCAGATAAATGTCCGCGAGTCCTGACAATTTCTCTGTTTGGATCTAAATGAGGTGATTTATATTTAGTGAAGTTGTACCAAGTAAGATTTACATCGCCGTCTGACAAAACCTTATTATCTAATTCAGAAGTAGCGGCATCATTAACCAGCACAACTGAGGTTTCAGTTGTACCATATTGGATAGAACTGTCTATTGTCACTTCCAGAAAATTTCTGGTTGGATCCAGATTTGTATATGGCAATATAAAGCTCATATCTTAATTTATTTAAAGAATAGTAAAATACTAGCACTGGCTGGAGGAGCAGGAGTGTAAGTAACTTCAACATAATAAGGATAAGTTCCTGAGACACTATAAAAGCCACACGTTTTAGTCGTATCACTTTCTGCATCTCTTTTAAATATCAATTGAAAATTACTTCCCCAAGTTAAAGTTAATGGATTCATTGAACCTATTCCCATTAAAGTCCAATCATACCAGCCAGACGAAGCTCCTAAAGTAACATTATCTATAACAGCCGCATTAAAATCACCACCAGGAGTTACCCAATCTCCAGCACCTTTAGGTCTATTCCATGATGCATAATTATCAAAAGCCGTGGTTAATAAATGAGCTTCAACAACTTCACCATTTGACGTCAATACATAAGCTTTAAAATCAACAGCACTTATTGTTCCTGATCCAGCCGGCAAAGTAAAATCTACTAAAATACGCCATATTGCACCAGTAACAGAATTATATCCACAACTCAAAACAGCAATATTTATTCCACGATATGAAGTATATGGATTAATTTCAGTTATTGCGTTATCACAATTTAATGTTGCCGTATCATCTGTAGCTAATCCAACCAAAAAAGCAAAAGGCATTTTAACAAACAAAAACGGTAAAAGAATTAACCTTTTTAAATTTCTAATTATCTTATGATCAGCAATTTTAAATTGATAACAACGACATTGTGCTTCATTTTTTTCTTTATCTAACCAATAATGAATTGCATTTTTTTCAACCTTAAATACTTCCTTTTCTATATTGAAGTATTTTTTGAAGAACCATCTGGCTAATACATTGTTGTAAATAATACTCATAGAATTTATATTTAAACTTCATTAAAGGCAGTCATGCAATCCCAAGTACCAGTAACAGTATTATAAATAAATCCAACTGTTAAAATTTTAGAAGCTACAGTTGTCGTTGGCAATGTAGCACCTCTGGTAGCGAAAGAAGCACCCCAAGCAATGGCTTGAGGAGCACCGTTATCTAATATTCTGAAGAGAAGCTTTTGAAAATTAACCGGAGTACCAGAAAGATTGTTAGTCATTGAAGTAATGGCAGTAGCCAAAGCAGTGATAGAAATATCATCATAATTATCAGTATTTATTGTAGGTTGAGCATTAGAAACAATTGGAAGCACTCTTGCAGGTTGAGCTGGTCCAGTATAACCAGTGTAACCAGTAGATCCTGTATAACCAGTGTAGCCAATATATCCAGTATAGCCAGTATAACCAGTATAACCGGTAGTACCCGTAAAAGCTCCTGCACCTGTATAACCCGTATAGCCAGTATAACCAGTTCTACCCGTATAGCCTGTATAACCTGTATAACCCGTAAAAGCACCAGCACCAGTATCACCTGTATAGCCAGTGTAACCTGTAATATTAGGACCAGTGTAACCTGTATAACCTGTAGAACCAGTACTAGAAGCTAATCCTGGATCACCCGTATAACCAGTGTAACCAGTATATCCAGTATAACCCGTAAAAGCACCAGCACCTGTATCGCCTGGATCACCTGTATAACCAGTATAACCAGTATCACCCAAACAACCTGTGTAACCAGTGTAACCAGTTCTGCCAGTATAACCGGTAGTACCCGTATCACCAGTGTAACCTGTATAACCGGTATAACCAGTAGAACCCGTATAGCCAGTATAACCAGTCATGTATAAACCAGTATCAATTATATCGTAGCTTCTTTTAGTAAATTCTAATCTCAAACGATATTCATCACCAGGAATATTATGATTTTTAGCTACATTGTAATCACCTTCATCAAGGTACGGTCCAATGCCAGTAACAACAGGATTGTTAGTTGATCCTGGTCTCTGAATATTAAGAGTCGTACCAGACATCACCCCTCTTGTTCTGATTATTTCCTTATCAGGATCATTTTCGGCATGTTTATACCTAGTATAATTATACCAAATGAGATTTACGTCGCCATTTGGCAAAATTTTAGTATTTAATTCATTGGCATCAGCATTATTGACTAAAATAATTGCTGTCTCAGTTGTCCCGTATTGAGTAGTGCCATCCACCGTTACTTCAATGAAGTTTCGATATGGATCCAATTTTGTATATGGCAATATAAAGCTCATATTTTTTAAATTAATTTATCTAATTTAGATTTAAATTTTTCTATTCCATGCAACCGTTCCATACATTGGATTTTTATTTCCCTTATTTTTTGAAATTCCACGGCTCCCAATGCTAATATTTTTTCTGTGAGCATCTGACTTTAAGCCAGAATATACTTTAAAATTCTTTTGATCATACTGACTGTGGCATTTCTTACATGCAGGAACCCACCTTTTTAGATCACGAGTATATTTATGATCAAGGTTCATCCAATTCATTTTCTTTGATCCGCTTTTACCGTTACAGAATTTACAAGAAAAATTTTTTGCTACTCCTAACTGTGTCTCAACCCAGCGATGAATACCTTTATAAGATACTTTATCTCCCTTCCAAGACGGATTTTTTTTACCTATCTGATTTAATCCTGACTTTCTTTTTTTCTGAAACTCCTTATTTTGATCCGAACTTAAGTAACATTTTCTTGAACAAAATTCTTGAGGCCTATCTTTAACCCTATGCCTACAAACTTTCTTCCCACAATTTTTACATTTTATTATTATTTTTTTACTTTTCATAGAGAATTCTTAAATCTTCCTTCAATAATTCTCTGTCATGCTCAACATCCTCTTCATTCCATGCCAATTTATAAACTTCATCTTTTATACCTGTTTTTGTCCAGTGATAATGATTAACAACAGCATTTTTACTTCTAATAAATTGATTATATTTTTTAGCAATAGCATGTAACTTATTATCTACTCCGACATGCCTATAACGACAATCAAATATTTCACCATTTAATTTTTCCTTGACAAAATCTCTTTTAATCATGAAATGTTCATTAATGTTACCCTCATCTGGCAATATCATTCCTGTATTGAATGCACATAGGCTTTTATTTCCATTTTTCATTTCTAAATAAGCAATCATTAAACAGTCGGGCGTAAATTCACAGTCATTAGAACCATAAACAATATATTCACCAACACTTCTTTCAAAACCTTCCTTCACTCTTTTTGGAACACCCAGCCTTGGATTGTCTTCAATTACAATTGTTTCTATCAAATTTTGCGGATAATTCAACCTGCTTATTGACGCTAAACATCTTTCAAGACCTTCTGGCCTTCCTAGCGTTGGAACTATAAAGCTGATTTTTGGCAAATCGTAATGGAATCTATAATCATACAATAACTTTCCATGACAAGGCATAAATTCCAACGCCTTATTTATATGTTCTTTGGCTGCTTCTTTATTTCCCGCACACCAATATGCTTCAGCTAACAATTCATGTGGAACATGCCCGTAATAATATTTATTATTTGAATAGTATCCGCTCCAAGGTATTTCCAAGGCCGCTTTACAATAACAAATGATTCTTTGCAAGTCTTTTTTGGTATTATAATATTCAGCCAATTTAATCAACGGCTCTCTGCGGGCAGATTCTTCTTGAAAAGCCTTATGATACCATTCCACAGCCTTTTCTGGTTCCCCTAACTTCTTATAACAATCACCAATGTAAACCATCGATTGGCTTCTTTCTGGTTTCCACCAAGATATTTTTAAATAACGTTCAAATTCCTTGATAGCAGACTTGGGCCTATCATGCCACATCAATTCACGGGCAAAATAATGACTTTGTCTGTCTTTCCCTTGATTTTCATAACAATCCAATGCCAAACCTACAAGATAACCGGCCCTATTTGTCCCGCCATTTTGCCAATGTTCATTTTTTAACACATCTTCTGTCAAATATTGCCTTTTTCCACCGCCACTTATCACTTCATGGACAACTCCTGTCCATTTCATCTTTTTCTTATTGTAAAATTTGCTTTGAACAAATTGCAAAAGCGGATTATTCGCCCAATCGTGTGAAAAGACAAATTGATATTCAAATTGTTCAATACCTTCATCAATAAGCTTGCAAATTGCCTCTACATTAAGTGCCGTATAAGCCTCATCGCAATCCAGCCAGGCCACCATATCGTTTGTAGCCAAATTATCAGCACAATAATTTCTGGCTGAAGCAAAATCAAACAACTTTCCGCCTTCTTTTACTATCGGTTCTTCCTCTTCAACTAAAAATGTCTTATTGATCCCTTCTGCCTGCTCTTTCGTCAATGTCATCATGAACTTAGAACCAACTTCTTCAGTTTTACATCCAAAATCTTTGGCTATTTGGACAGTGTTATCAGTGCTTCCCGTAGAAAGAAGGCATATTTCACCGCCTTTCTCTTTAAAATCTTTTAAAGAATCAAGAGCTTTTTGCAATACCGCACCTTCATTGCGGCCAATAAAACAAACACTAAAATTTGGTTTTAAATTCATAGTTTATATTATTATAATTTAAATTTAACCTGCAACTTAACAATTTTGCCCGATTATAAACCCATCATAAGTATTTGTACCTGTTCTAATAAATCCAAAAGTATCTCTTTTATTAAGAGTTGCCGTAAGAGTTGGAGTAGTTCCTCCTACCCATCTAACTGTAGCAAACCATCCTGAAATCGTTGAAACTGTTCCAGATCCTTGAAGAACAGAAACAATGAATACTTGATTATTAGTGGCATTAGACACTAAGAAGGTGATAGCCGTTCCATCCGTATGGCCATTAACAATATGCATATTATGGGTAGAACAATCTATCGTAACATTTTTAGCTCCAGTATCAGGATTATAAATATTACCAATTGTATCACTCCCACTCATAGTCGCTTTCCCGGTAAAAACAGGAGAAGCTAATGGTGCATAAGTTGTATTATCAGCACTAAGAACAGACCCGTTTCCTTTTATGAAACCAGTTAAGTTCGTCGTTGTTGAAGTAGTTAATATTTGAGGTCCAGTATAACCAGTGTAGCCAGTAACTCCAATACCAGTGTAGCCTGTATAACCTGTAGTACCTGTATAACCTGTATAACCCGTATGGCCTACGTTACCAGCATCACCTGTATAACCCGTGTAACCAGTATAACCTGTGCGGCCCGTATAACCCGTGTAACCAGTGTAGCCAGTGTAAGCACCAGCACCCGTATAGCCAGTGTAACCAGTGTAGCCAGTATAACCAGTATAACCCGTAAAGGCACCAGCACCAGTTCCTCCAGTATAACCTGTATAGCCAGTATAACCCGTGTAACCTGTGTAAGCACCTGGTCCAGTATAACCAGTATAACCTGTTCCACCAGTATATCCAGTATATCCAGTAAAAGCACCAGTACCTGTATAACCAGTATAACCAGTAGTACCAGTGTAGCCAGTGCGACCAGTGTAGCCAGTGTAACCTGTGGGACCAGTGTAACCACTATAACCAGTGTAGCCAGTAAAAGCTCCTGCACCAGTATAACCAGTATATCCCGTATATCCTGTAGTACCAGTGTAACCACTATATCCAGTATAACCAGTATAAGCACCAGCACCAGTATAACCAGTATATCCAGTGTATCCAGTATAGCCAGTATAAGCACCAGGACCAGTATAACCAGTATATCCAGTGTATCCAGTGTAGCCAGTGTAAGCACCAGGACCAGTATAACCAGTATATCCGGTAGTACCAGTATAACCACTATATCCAGTATATCCTGTAGTACCAGTATAACCAGTATAGCCTGTAAAAGCACCAGCACCGGTATAACCTGTATAGCCAGTATAACCCGTGTAACCTGTATAACCAGTTCTACCAGTATATCCCGTAGTACCAGTATAACCAGTATAACCCGTATAGCCAGTGCGACCAGTGTAACCAGTATAACCTGTATCACCTGTATAACCTGTGTAACCAGTAAAAGCACCAGCACCTGTATAACCAGTATAGCCAGTATATCCTGTACGACCTGTATAACCTGTATAACCCGTAAAAGCACCAGCACCGGTATCACCTGTATAACCAGTATAACCCGTAAAGCCTGTATAACCTATATAGCCAGTGTAACCAGTATCACCAGTATAACCAGTATAGCCTGTGGCACCAGTATCAGTTGCTGATCCTGGATCTCCAGTATCACCAGTATAACCAACATAGCCAGTGTAACCAGTGGCACCAGTAAGTGCTGCATCTCCTTTATCACCAGTATAACCAGTGTAACCAGTATAGCCAGTGTCGCCATATCCAGTGTAGCCAGTATAACCAGTAGAACCTTGATCTCCAGTGTCACCAGTATAGCCAGTGTCGCCATATCCAGTATAGCCAGTGTAGCCAGTATAGCCTGTGTCACCTTGGTCTCCGGTGTCACCAGTATCACCTTGATTTCCCGTATCACCAGTGTCACCTGTATAACCAGTGTAACCGGTGTAACCAGTATCACCTTGATTTCCTGTATCACCTGTATCACCTGTATATCCAGTATAACCAGTGTAACCAGTATCACCTTGATTTCCCGTATCACCAGTGTCACCTGTATAACCAGTGTAACCAGTGTAACCAGTATCACCTTGATTTCCTGTATCACCTGTATCACCTGTATATCCAGTATAACCAGTGTAACCAGTATCACCTTGATTTCCTGTATCACCTGTATCACCTGTATATCCAGTATAACCAGTGTAACCAGTATCACCTTGATTTCCTGTATCACCTGTATCACCTGTATATCCAGTGTCACCATATCCAGTATAACCAGTGTAACCAGTATAACCTATGTCACCTGTGTCACCAGTGTAGCCTGTATCACCTTTATCTCCAGTGTCTCCAGTATAGCCAGTATAGCCAATATCTCCAGTGTCACCAGTGTAGCCTGTATCACCTTGATCTCCAGTGTCACCAGTGTAGCCAGTATAGCCAATATCTCCAGTGTCACCAGTGTAGCCTGTATCACCTTGATCTCCAGTGTCACCAGTGTAGCCAGTGTAACCAATGTAACCTGTATAACCAGTGTAACCAGTGTCACCTTGATCTCCGATATCACCAGTGTCACCAGTATATCCCGTATATCCCGTGAAAGCACCAGCACCTGTATCACCAGTATAACCAGTGTAGCCAGTATAACCTGTTTCACCAGTATATCCAGTATATCCTGTAAAAGCACCAGCACCTGTATCACCAGTATAGCCAGTGTAGCCAGTATAACCTGTTTCACCGGTGTAGCCAGTATAACCAGTAAAAGCACCAGCACCAGTATAACCAGTATAACCTGTATAACCAGTATCTCCTGTGTAACCAGTATATCCAGTATAACCAGTATAACCAGTAAAAGCACCTACTCCAGTATAACCAGTGTAACCAGTAAAACCAGTAAAACCAGTAGGACCTTGATTTCCTTTATTGCCCGTATCACCAGTAGCACCAAGAGGACCAGTGTAACCTGTATAACCAGTAAAAGCACCAGCACCTGTGTAACCAGTATAACCAGTAAAACCACCAGCACCAGTGTAACCAGTGTAACCAGTAGCACCAGTGTAGCCGGTAGCACCTGTATCAGTCGCCGATCCAGCATCACCAGTATAACCGGTATAACCAGTATAACTCGTGTAGCCAGTATAACCAGTGAAAGCTCCTTCTCCAGTATAGCCAGTGTAACCAGTAGGGCCAGTGTAACCAGTGTGACCTATATTACCAGCATCACCTGTATAACCTGTATAACCCGTATAACCTGTTCTACCAGTGTAGCCAGTGTAACCAGTAGCGCCCGTAAAAGCACCAGCACCAGTATAACCAGTGTAACCAGTATCACCAATATAACCAGTGTAGCCAGTGGCACCGGTATTAGTTGCCGCTCCTGGATCACCAGTGTAACCAGTGTAACCAGTATAACCAGTGTAACCGGTAGCACCAGTATCAGTTGCTGATCCGGCATCACCAGTGTAACCAGTGTAACCTGTATAACCAGTAGAACCACCTACACCTCCCGGGGCTGCTATCGGAACATAAATAGGTAAAGACATATTTTTTTAAAAATTAATTATATAAATGTTTGAATATTTTTTCCATTAATAGAAACAATTTCCATATTATCAGCAACCCCATTCAAAAAATACATGCTTAAAGGACCTTTCGGAATAGCCACATCCGTAATTCTATATGTTGCACCGTAAACATTTGCTGGTGTAACAACATTTATTCCCCTAATTAAAAAATCAGCATAAGTACCTCTCCATCTGATTTCAAAATCAACTGGAGTGGCAGCCCATGCTGCATCAAATGTCACTACTTCACTTTTTGTGTCTCCTTGTTCGTTTGTCGCCAAAATAGAAAAAACAGCATCAGTAATATCAAATACTATCAAAGATCCAAAAGCAGCGCTTGCAAGACCAAATTGGCGAACATCACCAGCTTTAGGTGCAGCTGGAATAATTAAACGCATCGTCAAGTCACATCCGTACATATCCGCATAACCAACTATTTCAGTAGCATTTAAAATTACATGATTACCTACTACTGCTGGAACTCCAACCAAAGTCTTGAAAAGATTTGTGTCGTACCCTTGTCTCTTCGGGTCATATACAAAATTAGTCATAATTTTGAGTATTAATTTATTTAATTTAAAAAACTAATTAATTAAAAAATCAATTTATGACCCGAAGGAAAAAATTTAAAAAGATTTACTATTCTACCTTTTTAGGCCTGCCTATTTTTTTTGCAACTGGTTCCTCTTCTAATTCCACTTCAACCTCTTCATTTTTTTCAGAAGATTCCTGTTTAACTTTAGCTTTAGCATCAGCCATCTCAATCATTTTTTTAACAGTTTCTTCCACCATTTTAGGTAGCATTTCATTAACCTTTTTAACCGCCAAGTCATCAACTAATTTTTGAACTTGAGGATCAATCCTAATTTTTCTGTTTGGAGATAATCTTTTATTTTCAGCATGTCCATATCTTATATCTTGAAGGACATGAACTGGTTCTATCTCCTCTCTTTGCGCAGCAAACGGATCCTCTCCGTTATCGTCAACCGCAATATAATCAGTATTAAAACCAGGATGATCGTGCATTTTCTTTATTAAATCTTCATCTTTTATGTCTACAATTCCATTCTGGAATTTGACATATAATCCAGGCTGACCCGCAATTCCTGACATTTGATTTGCCGGAATACCTGGTCTTAAAACAACTCTAAGATTTGAATTCTTGGAAACAAATTTCATAGTTTTAAAATTAATTATTATTCATATTCCTCTTAATGAGGAAGGCGATTTATAACTTTCGCCTTCCTCACCCCCGAGGTTTGACTATCTACAAACCCTAAACTATTCTAATTCACCATTAACTGTTATAGAGCCGGTAATACTACCGGAATCAGTAATGATAGTTAATAAATCATTACCTTCTTCGGCAGTAATTTTACCTTTGCCCGAAGCCCAAGTAACAGTTTCAGCACTACCAGTGGTCGGCGTTCTTTGCAGAACTAAAATTTCAGCTCCACCATAAGGTGCAGTATTGCCACCTGGAGTACACTCATAAATCTTAAATGAATTTGTGTCAGCGCCACCACCCAAAGTAAGATTAGTGACGATTTCTTTAATGCTTACTCTATGACCATTTCTTAACGATCTGGTATTCTTGAAAGTTCTGTCATAAGACAATCTGTAAGCCATAAATTTGGCATTACTAGTATCAGACACTACTTCATATTCTCCATCAGCATTTACTACTAAGGTCCCGCCTATCATTAAGTTAGCACCTAAAGTAGTAGTAGATAAGGCATCCATGATTTTAGCTTCCCATCTTCCCGTATTATTAATAGCATCAACCATCAGACGAACGGTAGTATAAGTTGCTGGAGCCGCCCAATGAAAAGCATCAGTGCTGGTAGTGCCAGCATAGGATGAAACTAACGTAATATCAGTAGCAGCAGTTACAATTACCGAAGTAACTGTGCCACCACCAATATACTTTAATTTAAATAATACAGGCGCATCATCAAGCACTTGACCAATAACACCTCTGGTCAATTCATGTCTGATGTATGATTCGTTTAAACTTGGCATATTCTTATTTTATTAAACATTGATTAATTAGACCGGCCAATAACCCGTGGCCATGTCGGGATAGAAATCTTGTTTCTATAAAGCGATCATTATTTCTTCGGACCGCTCCGTACGAATATCCTAACTCAATGAAAATTAGGAATTTATAACTATTCTGCTTTACCAGTAACCGTAACAACATCAGAAGCTCCAAAAGATACGCTATCAGAAATGACTAACAATAAATCATTGCCTTCATTGCTGGTAATCTCACTATTTCCGCTAGCCCAATTCAAAGTTGAAGTCGTACCAGTCACCGGAGACTTTTGATAAATCAAAGTTTCAGATGAAGGATAAGACTCAGAATTACCGCCAGGAGTACATTCATAAATCTTGAATGTGTTCACATGAGCTCCACCTAGAGTCAACGTAGTGACTATTTCCTGAATGGCAACTCTATGGCTTCCTCGAACTTTTGCATTTGTATTAAAAGTCCGATCATAGGTCAGACGATAGGCCATAAAGAGAATATTGCTAGTATCACCCAAAATATCATAATTACCGTTAGCATCTACTGCTAAAGTTGCACCGATAACAAAGTTTGCAGCCGTAGCTGTCGTGGACAAACAATCCATAACTTTGGCTTCAAATCTGCCATCAGCATTAATTGCAGCCACTAATTTCTCAACGGTATTATAAGCAGCCCAAGTATAAGCATCTGTATAAGTGGTAGTGCCAACAACCGTTACCATTGTTATGTCAGTAGCAGCAGTTGTAATTACCGAAGTAACCGTACCACCGCCAATATAACGCATCGTAAATATCACAGAATTGTCAGCGCATACCTGGCCAACAACACCTCTAGTCAAATATTTGCGAGTGCGTATTTGTTCTAAACTTGGCATATTCTTATTTGATTAAACATCGATTTATTAAACCGGCTAATGACCCGTAGCCATGTCGGGGTAGGGGACTCAGGCCCCTACCCGGCAGCCATTTTTCTTCAGGCCGCCGGGTAGTGAATATCTTAACTCGATGAAAATTAAGAAACTAAATTACTTCAGGATAAGACACCCTTAAGTAAAGCATGTCTCGGAGACTGTTTTCTCTCAAGACCGCACTCAGTGATGTATTGATCCACCTCGCCGTCAGCATCCGGAGCTTGAATATTGGTCTGCAACTGAGTATCGCGATTATTCATAAAGCGATATCTGAAGCTTTCCATATCCAGCAAGAACGCATAACCGGCGTACTCTTCAACAAAAAGCGGATTATGGACAATATTGACAGTCCCGAAAGCGGTCACCCATTGAGAAATTTTCATCCCATAGGTAGACTCAACCGGTTTCATCAAAATTTGTCCACGAGCAATTTCGTTAATAGCTTGCAAGACGTAACCACCGCAGAACAACATCTTTTCAGAGTTGCCATAAGTGAAACCTTCACGCAAGAAAGTGTTCAAATCCGGAGCAGTCAAAGCACCACCCTGATTCTGAACATAGGAATTTCCCCCTTCAATGAATTCCAAAACACCACCAGTCTGGCGTCTCGGATGGCCTTGTGGGCCATTGAAGCCAGCGGCATAATTCTTCTGACCAAACCAAAATGCACGTTCAATATCCAAAGCATGTTCAGTGCCTTTCTTAGCTCTCTGATAAGGCAAGTCTTTACCTCCATAGAGATTGGCTTCCTTTTCAGTGTTAGACAAAGCAATGGTTGTTTTAAATATCTGAGTGTAGTTGGTCTGCGGTGTGCTCTGTGTGGAGTTCACACTGCGAGCACCCGAGTTTTCTTCATTGGCATTACCAACGATGAAAATTCCATCGCCAGCTAAACCAGCTGAATCAGCTGTAGTACCAAATGCTTTAGTAATAGTAATCGTATTGGCAGCAACAGCTGTAACCAACATATTTTCACCAGTGCGGGCATTTTTAACGACATCACCAATTGAAAATATGTAACCTGAACTGGAACCTGCTCCAGTTACAGTAAATGAGGCTGCACCAATTGCATAATCAGCTGCAACGCGCGCGTATCTTCCACCGTAATAGTCTTCGCTTTTGTTACTCAATTAAGAGGTTGTATCATTTCTGTACAACTCTCACGATTTCGCGTGAGTTCGGACTATATCATCACTCTGTTACCAGAGGATTAGCGTGTAGTCTCTGAGGAACCATCTACAACAATACCTACTTGATTCAAGTCTCTCATTTTTTTCCACATTGCAATATCTATTTTAGGATATCCTTGTTCAATAACCCCAAGAATATGACCTGTGGCAGGATCTCGTTTTACTTTTCTTTTATAAGTTAAACGAGAATTAAGAAATTTTAACAATAATTCTGCCCTATCTTTTTTTGCAACTAAGTATGGAATTAATAATTCACATACCATTTTAACTGAATCAATTCGATTTAATGTAAGATGAACGGCCTTTTTATGATTCTCTTTACGTGATTTTTTTTCTTTCCAAACATCAACTTTTACTCCCAACAACTCCATAATCCTAATTATTTCATCAATCATTAAAGGAGAAGTATTAGATAATGTCATTCTTCCACAATAATACATCCTTCTTTTTTTTCCATTAGGATATCCGTAAATACCAAAAGTACCTTCACCATCCCAAATTCCCGCAAGCCATGCGAGAGTTGTAGATGTTACCTGCTGATTGCCCACTTTTTGTATGCTTGAGATTTTTACCATAGATTACATTGTATCATGTTCTTCTATGGTACGCAAGCCTTTAGGGTGTTCCAGCAAATAGCTAATTTTATAGTGGTCCAAAGAATTACTTATTCTCGGCTAATATAAGCCTAAAAAACCACTTAAACTCCGGATTTCCAGTTGAAGCTTTCAACATGGAAGATCCTTTCCAAGCTTTACCCTATAATGTTATCACCATAGGCTCTTTATCCTATGTTTCATCATATCACTATGATGTTCAGACTATATCTTAGCCATCTCTGGCTTCGGGATTTCTTGTTAGCTTCATCGCCGTTCTGGCGGTATGCTATTAGTCGTTAGCCCTTATATTCATTCCTGAATATCTTGGGTCGGGATTGTCTACTAAAGAGTTTCCCCGAATTAACCCGATTTTAATACGACAGTAATTGTTTATCGTATACTTTTCCGACATTTGTCAAAAGAGTAACTAATGGATGCTTGTTCGGTTCGAGTAAGAATATTTTGTCAACCGCATCGACGATAAGCCTTTGCTCATCAGACGCAGTCTTGGAAGTACGCCCAGCATTTGGAGCCGTTAATGTAATGGCATTACCCTGGTCGTGGGTTGGCTCATTATAATACGGATAAATATTAGGCATATTAAGATTTTAATTTATTATCTTATGCCTATTCTTTTGTCTAAAAAGCATTCGGGTTTGACTTTGGAGCAATAAGGGAATCAATAACATCCCCTTCAGAAGCATCTATGAAATTAGACTTATATCCGCCTCCACCGGCATTTAAAGCCATGTTTTTGGCGTATTCAGCCTTTTCTTCTTCCGCCTTTTGAGACGCTTCATTTCCAGAAAGCTGTCCTTTGACGGCATAGTAAGCAACTTCAATATCAGTTATATCCTCATGATCGTCAAGCCATCCTTCGATGTCTCGAGCATAATTGGCGAAATCAGGCGTTCTTTCGACAAAATCATTGACCTTGCCTTCAAACGCTCGTAATTCTTCACTTTCACGCAAAGAATTATCCATTTCTTTCTTAACTTCACCAACTCTTTCCTCAACGAGTTTCGTAATATCCTCCGCAGTGGCTTTTTCGTAGCCTTTCTTGCCCAAATCTTTTTGGACTTCAGCATAGGCTTTCTCGACTGTTTTAACATCACTAACAGTCAACTTTCCTTCTAAAGCCGCTTTGGCTAAAGAATTATCCAGTTTTCCGTCAGTAATGGCTTGCACCATTTCAGGACTCTTGTCTAAGACATCCAAAATTGGCGCTATCCCTTCAAAAAAAGTTCGATATTCACCTAACTCTTTTCCTTGGGATCCGAGCTTTTGTTCAAGCTCATTGTATAATGCTTCATAGTTAACGTTTCCAGGCTGCCCTGCACCGTTACCTGCAGGACCCTTCCCGCTACCCGCCTGATCAGGGGCGGACGAGTTTGGATTGTTTGGATTCATAAAATTCATAATTAGTTAATGGAATAACTGCGCAAATTATTCCATTATTAAATAAATTCATATTTACATATTCTTGCTGACATACTTTCCCAAAGAAGCTCTAAGAGCTGTCGCTTTAGGCGATCTTACCTTTTTCAAACCTTTGGCATATTTGCCTCCAGAGAAAAAAGCTCCCGGAGGTTTTATCGCCACCGACACCTTTGGCATTTTTGGCATTTTAAATTTTGGTTCACTTGAAAAAGTAGCCATTTATTTTTTCTTAAAAGCCAATGCCATCCATTTTTTACCCGGACCGCCCTTGCCGCAACCACCTTTGCCTCCACCGGCACTTTCCTCTTCGTTTTCCTCAGCAGCTTCTTCTACTGCAGTCTCTTTTGCTTCTTCAGCCTTATTTTCTCCCTTTTCTTCCATTTCTGGTTTAGCTTTCTTAGCTTTAGCTTTAGCTTTTTTTAAAACTTTTTTTAAAAAAGCTCCTTTCTTATCTTTTATGGTTTTTGCCATATTTTTTTTATTAAGATTTATTAATTATTTTTTATGAAATCCTGCTAATGTTTTAGCCAAGATTGCCCTTCTCCTGAGAGTCGGGTTAGTAGAATGAGCAGCTTTATTAATCTTAGAAGATGGAATTTTCTTTCCTGCCGGAACTCCTAAAGACTTATGCAGAGCTCCTGGCTTTTTTATAGCACCAGCTATCCAATTAGCCATAAATTTAGAGATTTTAATTTAATTAGTTACCATTATAGCACAAAACTCAAGAAAAAACAAAAAAGTCAAATAATTATTCTTTTTTAGAAACCTTTTCAGGCCCATTTTTGTCTGCCCTTTCTTTCAACATAATAACCATTTGAGCTAGGTCAGATTGCCCCATCAAAATACCTTGATTTCTGCACATTTCTGTAGCATTTTTTATAGGGTCACCAGTAATTAAGGCATTTTGAACAACTATTTGCCTTCCTTGACTATATTTTAAGATTGCAATCCAATAATCAGTTGATTCAAGGTCCAACAGAAGACCATTCATCTCATCATTACTCATCGAATTGATTAAATCTTGTTTTTCCTTGCTAAAATAATTATCATTTTTCATATTTATAATTTTCTCTTATTTTTTAGCCTTTTTTTTGATAATTTTAGACAAAACATTCTTCAAAACAGAACTTTTTTTCTTATCCACAGCATTATCTTCCCCTTCCAAGGCAATAGTTCTGTTCCGAACCGGATTGTTTGCTCCAGTAATGTCTTTGCCGAATTGATCGGCCGGTTTGTCGGGAATGATTCTTCTCATTGATTCTCCAATATTAGAAATAGACATATTTTTTACTTAGATTTAATTAATTTTTTTAAAATTTTACGCTTTTTTGTCTTCGTATTACCCGCAGAAACGATAAGTCGACCTTCCTTCTCAGAATCTGCGGTTGTTCTAACGTTGCCTGGCGGCATTTGTCCTTCATCCATATAATTACCGTTGAATATTATTAACACTACGCAATAAAGATGATTCAGGATTAGAATTGCCATTTTTATTCATAGCATTAGTGTTTACTTTTCCTCCTCTGTTCATTCCCCGAGGATTAGTCGTCTTTCCTCCTGGACTATATCTACTCGGTCCCGGACCTCCACCCGATGAAGGCGGAATTCCAGGAACTGTCGGAGGATTGCCAGCCTGAATATTAATCGGAACATTAGCTTGTGTAAATTGAGATGTAGCGGCAGGAGGCAACTGAGGTTTTCCTCCTAAAAGTTTTAAAGCTTTCATCATAACACCCGGAGGAATTCCATTTGGACTCAACCCTGGCGGAACTCCACCGCCTGGGGGTGCTCCACCAGGCGGCAACCCGCCTGGAGGCGGCATCGCGGCACCCATATCTGGAGTAGCTCCACCTGGTGCTGCCCCCGCTAATTGATCAGTAGGACCTCCCGGAATCGGCTGACCATCTGGACCAACTTGAGGTTGAGCTCCTTGTTCAGGAGCTGTTATACCATCAAGATTCCAACCGAAATCTTGAAGAACTTTAGAAGTAAGCTTTTTCGGATCAATGAATGGCAAATTAATAAGCAACTGGAACAAATCCATATCCTGTTTTTTCTGAACATCCTGCTGTCCGGCAATAGAAGGCAAAACTGTCGCAATATAGTCAAAATTACCTTTTAAATCATCTTTTTCTATCAACGGAAAAGATGTTTCACCGTCTTGGCCAAGAACTCTAATCTGCATCGGCTTAGTGAAAAATTGCCGTTGCATATCCATCCAATATCTTAGCACGTCAGAATATGCTTCTCCAAGATGATTAACAAACAGCCTGACACGCTCCAAAGTTGATTCTCTAAGATGCCTGACTTCAGTCGCACTGCTTGCTCCACCGCCAACAGCCATTGAGGCATCATCAACTCCAGAAGAATATCTCATATCTTGCTTTAATAAATCTTCTTCCCTATAAGCACTCTGTTTTATATCACTAAATTGAACTTCTCTAACTCCATTTGGATCAATAGAATAAATTATACCAAATGGACGAGTGACCAATTCTTCTTTATTTATATTCGCCAACGGATTAACAATCCACATCTTATGAATAGAAAGAGTAGCCGCATCCAATCTCTGGTTTTTAATAAGATTTAACATAATCTGAGGATTTTCCAAAATCATCGGCAAACCATAGCCCTCAAATTCATAGGGCATTTTCAAATAAGGAACTTCAATAAAAGGAGCCTCTTTAAAATCATAAGGTATTGGAATAGCGCCGCCTTTAAAGATTGGAACATAATTATTTCCAACCATAACCGTATAAGCATCTTCAAACGGCCTCCACCACTCAAAGACTTCATACATTCTTAATTTCGGATCGCCATAAACCTGATATTTATCATCACCAATTCCTCTATAACTGGTAACTGGCGCAAAACCTTTTAAAATAAACTGATGATTTGATTTTACCAAATTTCTGACAGAAGCATAGTCGTTTAAATCACCTCCCACACCGTTAAGCCCCATCTGCAATCTCTTTTTATCAGCATTAGGATAACGACGCCTTATTTCAGGTTCAGACAACACCAGGCGTTTAAACCAATACTGCTTTGTATCTCTGGTGGTATTATGCCAATCAAACCATAATTGATAATTGTCTATCCATTCGCAATAAGGAGCGTCATAAAAAACTTTTTCTTTTTCTTTATAAGTATATTTTTTATCCAATAAATCTTTAGTGCCTAAAAATTTATATTTTCTAACATCTTTTTTCCAACTCACCTGCAAATAACCTGTCCCGTAAATAAGACAAGAACGAACAAGCGTTTCAGTTGTGGCATCCATCTTCGCAATTTCCCAAAGATAGTCAGCCAGTTGTTGCTGTTTTTCTGTCTTCAACTGATCTTCATCCGATCTTCCTTTAACCGTAAAATCCGGTCTGGCATCCAAGATACGAGGCATCAAGGTTTCTACTGCCGCCATTATATATGGAACAAAAACGTTAGACTGCCACCTTTTTATTTCTCTTTGTCTATCCCCAGTATAAGCAATGTATAATTTATATGCCCTATCCAACCGAGGTTTAGTAACATTTAAAAAATAGTTTCTTGCATCATACATCTGTAAAATAAAAGTATTACGCAAAGCTACTTCCTTGTCACCAAAATCGCTTGGATTGTAGGTTTCTATAGCCATATTTTTATATTAATTTACTTAGCATATTTTTCTTCCATCTCGTCAAGATGCGTATAATACTTCGGATCTTCCTTAAGATGAACCGTGGCTATCTTGGCTATTTTGCGTTTACTACCATGAACAACATCAGTAGAAGGACTAGCCTCTTCACCATTATAGGAAGAATGTTCTCTCTCGACTTCCATGCCCCTATCTAATTGCTTAGGCAAAATTTTAGACTTGGTTCGATTCACCACTTCCTTGATTATTTTCTTCTTTTTTTCCTGTTGTGTCATCTTTGTTGAATTTAATTTTTATACTATGTTTAACTTTCAATTCTTTTAATCCGGCAATACCCTTTTTAACTTTACTGCCAATCCCTGACCCAGAAATACTACCTACAATTTTTTTCAAAATTCCAATTTTATTATTTTCCATAAAAATTAATTTATTTTAACATGCTCAATATTCCACTTATTTCCTTGTTTAGTAAATTTTAAGATTGCGGCAGTTTCTAAATCACCATGACACATTGTTTGAAAATCAACATTATTTTCTTTCATTCCTGCCTTATCCCAAGCTATGGCAGCCTTTAAATTCCTATAATGAGAAACAAGAAGAATATTTTTACCTGTCTTATCCGCTTCATCCAAGGTTTCTCTCATTCTGTCAAGAAAACGATTCTTAAATTTATCCCAAGTTTCACCGCCATCAGGCGACGTCTTAGAATCCTCTACATATTTTTCAATAATAGGATGAACTTTGGTACTAGATTGACCCTGCAATTCACCAAGACGCCAAGGACGCAATGTCCCAGTCATTACCATCGGGGCTTTTACGTATTTATCTATTATCTTGGCCGTTTCTGCAGTCCTGGATAAATCAGAATAATAAATCTTGCCTATATTCTTATCTGCAAAATATTTTCCAACCTTTTCCGCTTCTTTCTTCCCGGCATCATCTAAAGGTATATCAAGCCAACCTCTTATTTTATCTTTGGAATGATCCGTAGAATTGAATCTTGTTTCACCATGGCGAACCAAATAAACAACTCCGGATTTTTCACCTTTATCTTTTATTATTTTTTTTATAGCCATGGATTTTTTCTCAGGACTTAACATACGATTAATTATTTTCTAATCCTTACTGGATTAGAATTTATTATTCTAACTCTAGGCCGAAAAGAATTCATATAAGCCTTATTTTCTGCAGGAGTCCCAGCATTTTGCATTCTACGAGTATCTTCAACAGTTGGTTCCAAGGTAGGATTAGCCACTTTAAAATTTTTATAAGTTTGAACGTCCCATCCTTCAGGAATTTTTGTCACTCTTGACATATTATAATTAGTAGGTTTCCCGCTTAAAATATTAGCTTTATCAACCGCACCTCTTAAATTGTCCGTTAAAGTCGGGCCCTTCCTTCCTGACGCTATTTCTTGATTCTGTTCGCTTAATTGAATTCCTCTACCTTTTATTACATCTAACGGAGTCATTTTGTTTGTTCTAGGCATCAAACTAGCTGGTGCAACCACTATCTTTGCCCCAGGAATTCCAGATCTCACGTTCGGAAAAGATTGCATCTTAAGTGCCGCTGGAGCAATCTGTGAAGACCTGCTGGTCTGAACTATATTTGCCGCACCTTTTCCGTCGTTTTTCTCTGCTTTTCTGACTGCTTTTTTTAAAATTTGTTTCTTTTTTAAATCTTTTAACATAATTTTTAAATTATTTATTAGAACCTTTTAATTTTTTTTCATCATTAATCTTTCCAACCATCCCATTAGCTTTTTCTTTTGCTCTTGGCGCTCTGTCAAATTGTTTATACTTGCTAATCGCCCTGCCTGCCGCCTGATCATTTTTCTCTTTCCTGGAATAATTGATATTAGTGCTATCTGAAGGAGTCGGCGATAAGGTCGTCATATACGGAGGTACCGGAACCATTGTTTTTTGATAAGGATTATAAGGCCCCATAATTCCACCCTTTCCACTCTTAGAACGATCAACAACCTTTTTTAAAATTGCTCGCTCTCTTTCTGTTTTTGATGGCTTTAATTGCATATATTTTAATAATTAGTACTCATCGGAAGATGATTTGCATAATTTATTTGATCTAACGGCTTATCCCACATAACTTTAAACCCCTGAAAAGAAATTGCTGCTGAAAAAATACAGTCATCATGAGTTGTCCCAGAAGCAACCATGTTATTATTTTTGTCATATATAAAAGTCGACATCTCATCCAACGTTTCCTTACTATGAATAGTCAGAACACCTTCTCTAACCGCCTGGGATAAATCATCAATTAATAAAGGTCTGGTCAACTTTGTCGTCTTCCAACCCAATCTATCAGAATATTTAGCTCCAATCGTCTCATATTGAGATTGCCTGAAATAAAGCGTTGGATACATCAATTGTTTCAATACGGTTAACGTCGTCAATCCATGATTGTTAACCTCAACTACCATTAAAGCATTATTAAATTTTCTCCCCCATTCATTCAAAAGTTTCGCCAACTTATCCGGTTCAATCAATCCTTTATAAAAAGCCGCTTCTTCGCCGCTTGTTCTGTTGAAAACAGTAGCAGTAGAATAATCTCCTCCATCCACGCCCTCTGAAGTATCTACCCCAAAAATATACATAGCCGAAGGATCAACGTTAGAATAAATTCTCAAACCTCTTTCTTCTATAACCGTCCAATCACCATGTTTGTCACCAACCTTAAGAATATTCTTCCTTTGTTTTCTGATAACATTCTGATCAAAGACAGATCTGCCAGAAGCAAGAAATTCCAATCCGTATTCTTGAGCAAAACGCATCGGATTGTTCATTCTTTTTTTAATCGTCTCAATCTCTTCCTCTGTATATCCCCACCACCAACCGTATTCCTTCTTGGCATAACCATTTTCTTCAATAAACATCTTATGATAAAGATTTCCTTGCCCGCGAGGAGTGCTTTCCACCACAATCAACCCATCTAACGGAACAGAAGCTTCAAGAGACATCATTTTATCTTCCGCTTTTTCCCAGGCTGATAATTCAGTGGCCAAAACGTTATGAAGAGTATATCCTCTGCCCACATTCTCAGTAGATGGCAAAACGATTATCTTACTGTCAATATTTGGAAAAGAAATTTCACTTTTAGAATTATAATGGATGGCCGGACGAAGATCTGCTGGAGTACTTCTATAAAAAGTCTTAACTTTATCCAAAAGTTCAGCCGTCAATGGAGCATTATAACCAATAATTGCAGTATTTGTTCCCGGAGTCATAAGAGTCTTCCAATAAAGATAACCAACAACGGCTGTGCTAAATCCAATCTGCCGGGCTTTGCAGATAATCACGCGATTATGTTTCCTTAATGTATTAAAAAGATCTTTCTGGGCTTCATTTAGAATAAACGGAATTAACCCTGGCGTTTTACCTTTTATTTTAACTAAATTTTCCAAAAAGAATTTTGGATCTTTCAATTTTTCTAATAATTTTTCATTCATATTTTTTATTCATACAAACTCTTTCCTTCTTCCTTCTCCAACTGTTTCCGTTTTCTTATCGAATCAGGCATCTTAGGTTCTGATACTTTATATTCTTCATCATCTTTCTTGGGAGCCTTAAGTTTTTTCATAGGCTCTTTATCTTTTAAAACTTTCTGCAAAGCATCTTCCCAACCACTACCACCCTCCACTTTTTTATCATCATAACTATCCATCCCCATAGATTTTAAAAGAATTTGATAGCCCTTTAACCTATCTTGAGGCTTATCAGCCTCCAAACATTCTTGTTTTATTCCCTTCACAATAAATTTAAAATCTATACCGCTTTCCACTAAGGCCTGATGGTAATCTTTTCTAATCGCCATTTTATCTAAATTATCCAAAGTCTGAAAAACATCAGCTACCGCCTTTACCCCAATCATTTGTTTAAGCTTTTCGGGATCCTGAGTCATTTGAAAAGCTTTTTGGATGAAGGATTGATCTGCAATGTTTTGATAATGTTGACGATAACTGGTAGTCACAAACATTACCGGTTTTAAATTCATATTTTTTTACTTATTATTTTTTTGCTAAATTTGGAAATTGATTGGCAATTCCACCTTCTGGCGGAACCATTCCTGCTAATCCTGAATTGGATGGTGTGCTTCCCGGAGTTGTTAAATCTGGAGTCGCTGCACCCCCTAAGATAGAACTTAAAGCTCCAGTCGGTGCTCCACTGGGTAATCCGCTAGGCGTCCCTCCTGGTGCTTCTCCAGTTGCTCCACCTGGCTGTTCATTACCTAACAAACCCTCAAAAGCAGAAACAAAAAGATCATACAAATCTGGATTTGCTTGTTCTACCTCATCTAAAAATTGACGAACAGAATGCGGATCCGACATGTCAACCCCTAATTGCTGCATAGATTTAAACATATCAACAACCAAACCTTTTCTAAGGGCTTCAGTTTGATTGCCTCCAGCAAAAGCTTCAGCATTCGTCTGACGATATTTATCATCTATCTTATTCATCAACTCTTTCAACTGATCCATCTGTTCTGGCGTAGCCATTCCTTGATTGCCTGATTCAGTTGTTTGATCTGGCGCATTAGTATCAGACACAGACGCAGTCGCTGTGTCAGGAGCCCCAACATTCGAATCAGTAGGCGTGTTTGTAATTGGATCCATAAATTTTATTATTATTTTATTTAAATTATCTTTATAACTTCCTTATTAGTGCCCCCCTAAAGGGACACTATAAAAAAATTATTATTCTTCCGGTTCCTCTTCGACATCTTTAGTAATGCCTTCAAGCATTTCTGGACACTCTTCATCTTCTTCTTCAAATTCTTCTTCAGGAGACAAATCTTCTTCTCCTGGCTCTTCATCAGACGGGTCAAAATCTTCGGGAAGAATTTCCTTCTCCTCAAATTCCCCGTCAATAATTTCTGGATCTTGCATAGTTTTTTTCTTTATATTAATTAAACTACGGCAATTGTTTATTTTTAACTTCAGTGGCAACCATCGTCAAATTCACCGGATAAAGATTAACTCCCATTGTACTTAATAATGCTCTTAATCCTTTCTGAGCCGGAGGCTCTTTTGTCTGAACTCCAACCGCTGTCTTTCCTTCAGCCGCATATCCTAATTTTCTTGCCGGATAACTCGGCAATAAATTCTTTAAATAATCAGGAGTAACAAGCCCCACTGGCGCAACCGTCGAAGGAGTTAAGGCTTCAGCCAAAGATCTTGTTGCATATCCAAGCTTTCCTGAAGCACTAGTGCCTGTCGGATACAACTGTCCGCCAAACATATTAGTCGGAGTTTCGTCATACATTAAAGAAGGAAGCACTACATAATCCATCAATAACTGACCAACTGGATCTTTCATTAAAGGAGATTTATCCAAGACAGTTGCTACTTTTCCCCTGGCCGTATCGTTAAAATTTCTAGTCGACTGGTTAAGAATATTCAAACTATAATAAGGAACCATTTGAGCCAAATTCAAATATAGAGGATTACCAGTAAAAAACGGAAAATTTTCTCCCAAGTTAACCATTCCGGGCTGGCTTAAATAACTATAAGCTTTAGTTTTTAACGCTTCTCTTTCCAGCGGCGTTTGCGGCGGCTGCATTTCTTGCAGTAAAAAATTAATCTGATTTAAAGCAGCCGGATTATTTACCATAGTCTTTGCTGTCTTTTGGAGCATCGCATAAGTAAAAGAGAAAAAGGGAGAACCAAGAATCGGCATGCTTCTTACCATTTTAACAAATCCCGGCATGGCCGCATAGTTCATGAAAGTTTCATTGGCTATTTCCATCGCCTTCTCCGGAGCTATCCGATAATATTTTTGACCTCCTTTAGTAACCGTTCCAATAATATCAGAAGAATTAATCCGGGCGGTTGTCGACATAAAATTATTAGTCAACTTCATCAATTCTCTTTCAGTCACGCCATCCTGAGTCAGCAATAGAAAATTCTGCAATTTCCAAATCTGATCTGTCATTTGAAAATCATTGCTTCTATTCAAAGTCCAATTTAAAAATTTAACGCCATTGCTCGCTCCCGGTGCTGCCGCTTTTTCCGCAATACTATTCTTCCAATTTAAAAATGCTTTATGCGGAGCCAGTTCATTAGCCAATATTCCAGTTGATTCTTTCCCGGCAGGCATTGTGCCATTCATCATGCTCAATCTTGCTAACCCGGTATCACTTTTTAAAAGAGCATCAACCTCCTTGCTTCTATTAGCGTAGATCTCATTATAAATATCATTTCGCTCCATTGTTGTCAGATCTCTGCCCAAAACCTTTCTCTCTTGCTCTATCGTTGAATTAATAATATCATCTGCCAAACTATGAACACCAAAAGTCCTGCCGCTTAAAGCAAAATTTTGCCTTGCCAAATCACTATGTTGCGTAAAAAAATCACTTAAATAACGATCTTTCGGATGAACAATCAATTCATTAACCAAGCGGTCAAATTCTTTTATCCCTCCCAGCCCAGGAATCTTGCCGCCCGACATCAGAACTGCCGCATCTTTCATCCGATTAAATACTTCCGGACGAAGCATATTCACTCCCGCCATATGCTGCATGGTGCCATTACCCAAAATGGCATAAACCAAGGAAGAAGGGCTCAAAGAAGAAATCTTCATGTTCTTAAACCACCCCATCAAAAAATCATAAGAATTCAATAGCTTTTTGCCATATTCTACTTTCTTGGCGCTATTCTTCCCCCAAACCCCTTTGCTAACCCAATTCCTAAACTTATCCACAGCACTCAAGTCGGCTTTCCCCATCATGTCACGAAGAGCGTTATTAAGATCATTATAAACATTAGTGTTTCTAAGTTCGGTCGTAAAAGCATCGTTCATTGCCGGCGTCGACGCTACCCGAATATCCTCGCCAGGAATATGCATGACATCCGCGCCATTTTTCAAACCATTGCCCCAGTCTTCAATCATCTTGCTCAAATCTTTAAACTTTATATCATTATTTATGGCTATCGGATTAGGATCCAATCCTTGAACATTTTTGACCACTCTCATCAATTCTTCCACACCCGGATAAATTTTCTCTCCAGTTTGCGGATCAATCGTCGCCACCGCAACCCTTCCCGCCTTAGCCATTGCTTCATCAAGCTTATTCATTAAGATTGCATTCTGCGTCCATTTGTTTGAATTGTAAGAAAAGAAATCAGCCATTTCCACCCCAGAAGGCAGGGGCCCAATCTTAGGAATTGAAGAAATCAAAGCACTAGTCTTATCAGCAATGCTTTCTCTTTCCGCCCGCGCATCCAGCATCTTGCCCATATCAAAACCAATCACATCGTCATAATTATTTTTGGCAGTCAATGTTTTTTCATAAAGATTCTTTATGCCATAGCGAATATTGCCGATAATATTTCCCACCCCTTTGTCCGCGGGAATGAAAGCCTTCTTTACCGCCTCTATATATTCCGGAGTATTGGCGGCAACCCCTTCTTTAGCCAACTTTTCTGCCGCATCCCTGGCAATCGTATCTACATTCATTCCTGGAACCACACTGGCTATCCGGGAAGCCAAATCCAAAGTTGCCGTTTTGGCCCCGGCTACCAAGCCTTCTTTTCCGGCCTTGGCCGCACCAGTGACAATTTTTCCCAAGGCGGTTCTTTCCAACCCCGCCCATCCGCCTGTCGCCAAATTCACCGGATCGGTAATCACATCCAATCCAAATCCCAATGGTGCCGCTATCAAGGGTGCCGTTCCCATCTGCCGCAATAAATTTCCCCAAGTGTCCTTGGTGCTTTTAACGTTTTCCATCACACTCTCGCCAAATGTCGGCTGGTCGCTTTTGCCTAAGGCATATTTAGCCGCACCAACCACGCCATATAATGGGGCACTGAGCGTATTTACTATACCTCCTACCAATCCCTGCTTGCTGGCAGTATCTTCCCCCATGGCAGTAGTGTCGCCATATACTTTTCTAGCTAATATATTGCTTTGTAGCGTGTCTTGTTTGGCATTTAACGCCCTTTGCTGAATATCTAAATTCAATTCTGGTGAAGTTGGAGTTGCTTCACTGAAAAAACTGCCTGTATTTTGTACTTTTGCATCCAAAATTGCCTGTTGCCTGTCCAAATCTGCATTTTGCTGCTCCATTTGATCCAAAGTCAAAGGTATTTTTGCTGTTGCCATGTTTTTTTATAAAAAAATAGAGACCATCTATAAATATCAGTCCCTATTATATCACAAATCCAAATTTTCAACAACAATTTTCTTCAAAGCGCTTTAAAATATGCCCTCACCTTATAATCAGCCCTAAATTTAACTAATTTTTGCATTCTAAAATTTCTTGGCATCCCAGTTTTAAGATCATTCCCAAATCTGGGTGCCGCAAGATGAATATAAAAATCCCCCCAATCAGGCATTTTGACTCTTTTGCCTTTTCTCAGTTCCCTGGACATCACTTTAATCATCGCGTAATAAACATTTCTTACTAACTTTTCATCACAGAAATTGGCCAACTGGCTAATTTCACTAAAAAATTCTTTTTTCTTCAATCCATTAAAAACATGATTCATATTTTTATCATTTTTTTTAATAATCCTATTTTATAACATTCTTCTAACTTTTGTCAAGGAAAGGTTACAAAAATTTGGAAAATTTTTTTATAGACGATAATACTTTATTGGGGAAATACTTCAAATGAACGCCCCCTAATCGCGGTCATGAGGATAAAAAAAGTATTTTTTTACAGGTGGGGACATTTCACTATAGTATCTACTACATCTTCAGAATCAAAAGAACAACCCCCCAATCCCTCAATCGCATACAGTCTTCATCACTACTATTCTCTCGGTCTTTATTTATTCTTGCAGCCAGCACCCTTGCCTATGCATAGGCTCTGCCTGCTATAAAAAAATATATGTTAAGTTTCTACAATTGCCCTCTTTGCAATCAGCCTTGCTTCATCGCTGGGCAAGAGATAGAAGAAGGCATCACTTGCGAATGCGGACACTGCTTCACTGTTGACCAGGAAGCGCGTCCGTTTGAAATGTGCGGCATCGAGCCTGAGCAGGCCTGAATATTGATAGCTTTTCAAGCATCAATATATAAGCCTAACGGCTTAATCACATAGGCTGAATTCCCCGTAACGGTTACGGCCTTCAGCCGGCAATCTTTAATCAATTTATATAACTACTAATTTTTCAGAAAAGGCAATTAAGCCTTTCATAATTTTATTTCTATGGACCCTATCCAAGAATTACGCGCGAGCGACTTCGTTATATTCGAAGGCACTTGCAAAGGCAAAGACGGCAAAATGAGAGAATACAGTTTTGCCAAGATTGACAATCGCTGCTCACTCATGAATAACCAAGCGTTCATCGCCGGTTTGAAAGAGAAAGGCACCAGAGTCATTGCCAAGTAAAAGAACTAAGGGGAAGGCAGCAATGCCTTCCCCTTTTTCTTTGACTACTATTTTTTTGGAATTCTGTCTTATAAATGAAAGCATTATAACCAACAATCAAACAAGGAGGAAGCATGCGTTTAGCATTATCAATCATTGCTCTTTCCGCAGTCTTTTCTTTCGCTTATCTGCCCAGCAAAACAATTTCGCTGGGACCGACAATCATCAAGCCGTGCCAAGTCACACAAGTGATTTTTACGGAGCCGACATTGATCAAGGCGAGTGACGAATGAAGAAGGGAAGATTTATTTCTTCCCTTCTTTTCTTTTACTATTTTTTTGAGCTTTTGCCTATAAGGCAAAAGCATTTAATAATTAACAATACAACTATGAAAGAATGCATTACGAAAACAATCTTCGTACTACTGGGCTTAGCGTTTATCACGCTGGTGGCCGTAACCAATTATCATGACGGCAAACAAAGCATGACAGGAAGAATAAACAAATGCGAGATGGCTGTCAATCAATTACAAGACGAACAAGGCAGCAACCAAGAAATAATTAATTACCTGTACGAAGAAGACATGCGGGGCGAAATCCAACTGGACAAGCAGACCATATTCTTCTTAGGCAGAATAAAATAATTCCTACTACTTTTTTGTGGTTTTTCCCCAAAAGAAAAACCTTTAATTAATAAAGAAAACAAACTATGAAAATTTACATGCCCAATGGAATTGTCGGCGAAGGGACAGTCAGCGAATGCCTGGACTTTGCCAAGATTTCCAAACCGGAAAAAATCAAAGTGACAGTCAAAACGCCAAAGTATGGCAGAGGCGTCAGACGCCGTTCTTGGACAGGAGAAGAGCTGTACAAAGTTATGGAAACCATCAATCTATCCATGAATAAAGTCAAGAAAATGCTGCCTGCCAGAACAGGAGCCAGCATCGGCAACATCAGATGGATGATGAAGTATAACCGAGTGACCGCCACTTTACAAAAAAGACTGGATGAATACATATCCAACAATCGCTAATCAACTAACAAAAACTTTATGAACAAAAGCTTCAATCCGTTCGATGGCAATCTGGCTATAACGCCGGAAGGAAAAGCATTGAGAGAATCTATCAAGGTCGAAGATGTCTTGCTTTGCCGCAACGAAGAGGAAGAAGAAATCAACAGTCTTTTGGCTGACACCATGGCTTTCATCAGCAATGATCTGCCAAAAGAAGAATCAAGCATATGCCAAAATATTGCCGATACTGCCGAGCAGAAATAACCAATCTGGATTATCGCTGCTATTACACTGAAACAGGAACCGAATATGGAACCTGCGATTTAGACGGAGGCAATTCTGAAACAACCGACCATGATTCCAATGATTACAGCACGGATGAATATACTTATCATTGCCCAGAGTGCGACGAAGAAATTAATTTTAGCGAAGACATTGTGGATTCATTGGATGATTGCAACTCTGAAGAACGTCTGCAAGAGCATGTGATAATAAATCCCGTACGCAGAAACAATGACATATCGCCGGAGGAAAGAGTCGCTAACTACTTTCCTTCTGTCGAATGCCCGGAATGCCACAAGATGAATTTCCGCGGCGAAGACAGGTCGATCATCTGCGAATTCTGCAATAACGAAATATTAATTTAACAAACCTATGATTGAAACAAACAAACTAAAATTCAAACTAGGAGCAGACCCGGAATTCTCTTTCGTCTATCAAGGCAAGAGAGTGGACGCCTGCGAATTGCTGGAAAGCAATTTAAAAAGAAAGAAAGGATTCCTGATAAAGAGCTCGGGATTCGCCTGCGAAGGAGGCGAAATGGGCTGGGACGGCTGTAGCGCCACCGGCGAATTAAGGCCCAAGCCAAGCAATTCAATAGAAGAGCTGGCAGGAAACATCAAAAGCATTATCACCCAATCGCACCAGCATCTGTCAATGTGCGACATGTCAGTGCTCTCAATCCACGCGCCGGTCGGAGGCCATATCCATTTTCAGATTTCCCAAGAGATGCACGACAATCAAAAGCTGGTGGAAAGCCTGCACAAGAAAATCGCCAGCTTCTATCTGCCGGTTTTAATTAGCGAGAATAAAATGAATCTGCGGATCAGATCGCAGGGAGGCGGCTATGGAACTCTCACCGATTTTCATGGCGACAACGCTTTCAGTAACGGCAGCGGATATGATTTCACTTATGAGTTCCGAACGCCATCGGCCGAATGGCTAGTGACAGAAAAAATAACCAGAGCGACTTTGGCGTATTTCGCCGTAGTCTATAACGAAATCTTGTATCAGCCGGAAAATTTCAAGAAGTATATGTACATCGTTTATCGCAACCGAGAGCAGGCTTTTGCCCTGCATAAGCTGGCGGTGACCGAATATATCGGCGTCACCGAAAAGCTGTTCAACGATATCAAAAAAGCGGTCAAGACTTTCGAGCTTTATAACGATTATAAAGCCGAAGTGGATTACATCCTCAACCCCAAGAAAGTGATGGAGGACAAGCAGAAGGCCGAATACAATATCGTAGTCGGCTGGAACCTGGAAAAATCAACCAAGATAAAAGATCCGTCTTTCAAGATTCTGATAAACGACAAGAAGTTCAAAGAGATCGCCAACAAAAAGAATCTGGACATCATGACCGAAGCGATAGACATCAAATACAACAATGATATCAATGTCGCCGACATGGTCGAATCTTTCAAGAAGCATGTGGCCGCTTTCGAATGGAAATTGAAGAACAATTATTATCTCTTCGGCTTGAAGAAAGGATTGGACACGCCGATCATCTTCAACCAAGACAAGGAATTGCTCTGCGGCAAAGAAGAAATCAAAACCAGATCAGACAAGCAAGCCATGGATGAAATGATGGAGCGGATGTTTGAAAAGACTTACGCTTCAAAAAGAAAGACCATCAATCCTTTAACCATGAAGATAGAGAAAGAGAAATTAGTAATTATCGGCTTGCCTTACGCCATGCGGATCGCCAACGATGTCAAAGACTTAATTAAGATTATTTATCCGCTGGAGAAAGAAACAATCACGCCGATGAATCTAGAAATGGAATATAAGAATCTGATTGATGATGAAAACTTAACCTTAACCATCAGGGAAAGAGGATTGTTCTGGAAATATTGCAACAATGTCGGAGTGGAAGTCGATGACAATGACAAGATTCCTTTCGACACTAATTCGATAGCCAGAAATATGTCCATCAACAATGCCGCAACAATCATTTATGAAGAAGAGCATAGCACGCCGATGAACAATGAGCTTGCCGAAGCAATAAGAGAACAAGAAGACAATAATAATTAACTAAAGCCGATTAGCAATAGACGGCTAACCAATAAAATATGTGCGGAATCATAGGCTGTTTTCATACAGGCCAAAATGCCAATCCCGTCAACGAAGCCGTCCTCAATCAATTTGAAGATCAGAAAGAAAGAGGGCTAAACGGTTTTGGCATTATCAAAATAAACGACAAGATGGAATACAAAGTAGAGAGAGCAACCGAAGGCTACAAATTCATGTGGGACATACACTCGGAAAAAGTCCGGGCAATGATTGTCCATCATCGGACGCCAACCAGTTCCGACAACCTACTTGCTCAAACTCATCCCATCTTAGTAGACAACGGTTCTTTAAAATATAAATATCTGGTAGTGCACAACGGCATCATTCAAAACGATAACAAGCTGAAAGAAGCCCATGAAAAACTGGGATTCGCCTACGCTACCGAATACACCGACAAAAGCAAATACAACGACAGCGAATGCTTCACCATCGAGCTGGCCCGCTTCATCGAGAAGCAATCAGACAAGGTCAATATCGAAGGCTCTGCCGCTTTCATCTGCGTGCAAATCAATCGTGAAACCGAGAAGATCAGCAAGCTGTTCTTCGGCCGCAACACCAATCCGCTGAACATGGCCAAGACCAGAGGCAAACTGTTCCTGTCCTCAACCGGGCAAGGAAGCGAAATAGAAGCCAACACTTTATACAGCTGCAAGCTGGATGAAGAAATGAAATTGAAGAAAGAAAAGATGCCATTTGCCGAAGTGGAAAAGAAAGAAGTTAAAGCAACCTGTTTCCCGGCATGGGATTATGATTACAAGGAAGATAAATATGGCGAATATATCCATTACAAATGGAAGCCAGCTAATCAGCATGGCAAGAGATATGAAAAGAACGTCATTAATGAAGGTCCGGAAGACGAGCCAACCGAATTGGAAATGGCGCTAGAAGACAAGAACGAAGAGGTCTTCGGAACGCTGGATAGCTTCTTCGATATGCTCTACAACGAATATCAGATAGAAACCATTTCCGAAAAGGACATCGATCTGACGCTGGAATCAATCAGGATCTCGTTGCTGGATGCCTTGAAAGAAGCCAAGACAATCCATGCCAACGACATCATCGATAAAGATTATCAACCAACTATAGTATAATCATATGTATCCAACCAAGGAAGAAATCCTGGCTCAAGCCAAAAAGATTGAAGCCGGCCAGGAAACAATAAATGAAATAGCAGAATGGAAAAAGATCTATTACAAAGACAACTGGAAAAAAACCGACGTCAAGCATAAGCTTTACGCACTTTATAATTTAGTCATGCGACTCAACACTGCCAGCCGTGAACCGGCCAACTGCAAGATAGAAAATTATCAATACTGTTACAGTCCCGACACTGGGACAATCTTATTGGATTGCCACCATCCCAGCATCTTATCCACCCTGCACGAATACGCCCATCATCTCTACGGCATAAGCGAACTTGCTGCCTGTGCCTGGAGCACCAAGTTATTTGCCACCACTTTCCCAAAAGAGTTCAAGAAACTTCATTGGGAAGGTCATATGCTAAAGTTAGCCAAATAACAAACGCTAAACTTGACATAACTGTCAAAGATGCCATGAAATAAAAATGCTGCCTCAAAGAACTTCGCCCAGCGGGCCAAACTTCAATTAGAGGCTAATATTAAAAATAATCGCATTAAGACATCACTTGACAGTTATGTCAAAAGCATAACGAAATAAAATTATGAAAGTACCAACCAACGTAGAAATCATCATCCAAGAAGGATTAGACAACAAGCTTCTAATCCCCATCCCCACCACGCATTTCTCTATTCTTGGCACAAAAAACAAGAAAGACAGATTCACCGTCGATCTGGTCAGCAGGATAGGAAGCGCCAAGAAGAACATCGCCAAGAATGTGAGCGAAGAAGGAATGGCGATAATCGTCGGCAAAGCCTTGGCTTTCCGAGAGAAACATCAATTCAAAAGGAAGATAAAACTGAAAGATTTAATTAAAATATATAAGCAGGCTAAATAAGCTAAAAGGGATTATCTAGCCAACAAACACAACTATGAACGAAACAATGAAAGCCAATTCCACCTTGGTAATGGCCATCAGGGACTTAGCCAGAGAGCTCTTGAGAGCCCGCTGGATCAGCAACATCCTGCAAGAGGTAATGCATTTAAACGGCAGAATCACCGAAGAGAACGGTCTGTTAGGATCTTTTAACAAGAGGATCGCTCAAGCTAATTATAACATATCTATACTGGACAAAAAGAATCCCAGCTATGAAGATCTGTTAAAGAATGAAAATGAAAGCATCGCTTATTGCAATGAATCCATCAAGAATGTGAAGGAAGTTATTGTAGGCATTGAGAAAAGAATAGCCGAAGAGAATGCCACAATCACCAAGATTGAATCAGGAGAACTGAAGGTTACTGCCGAGAATTTGGATGTCAAAGCAAAAGATCTGCTTGAATCCTATTACAGCCAGAAGGTCACTGAAATTGAAGCATAGAATTATGCAAAGAAAAAGCATAGTGGTAGCAATACTACTATGCTTTTTTTTAACAGCAACATAAGAACACGAATGTTTTTGAATTGTCAAATTTAAAATTTTGTCAAATATGCATTTTAATCAATGATTTATTGGGTTATATTAAGGTTTTTTTTATAGAAAAGTACTGTAACATTTACATATTTATCCGCAACTTTTCACTTTTACCGCCATTTTTCACACTTTTGGCGAAAATTCTTCCAAAAAATAAAAAAAACTATAAATTCTTAAAATCCCAAATTCCAAAAATCCCTATATCCAATATATCCAAAACTATTCCGCGCTGCGGCGCGGCGGGCTTCCGCCCGGGGATTCCCCTTTAATATAATTCCCTATTAACCATTCCTATTCTATATCCTTTATTTCCCCTATTCCTTTCCTATTCCTTTCCTGTTCCTTCCTATGACTTTTTACATTTTTTTCCCTACGCTACCTACACTACATTAATCCGCCTATCCATTGATAATTGCTGTTTAAACAAAAAAATACCGCCAGCAGGGCTGGGGTGAGAAACACTATAATTACAAATTTCATTTCAAAATCGGTCATAGGGCGAAAACAAAAGAGCTAAAGAGCTGCCAAGCTTGGTGGGAAGAAACACGCCTTTGTTCTCCGGCAAATTGGATAAATATATCCAGGGGCTTGCAGGGTTCTTCGCTCTTTCGTTGTTGCCGATTGAAGAAGACTTCAGCTTTATTTTCCAGAGAGCATCCAGAAAAAGCGGCTTTCATTAATCCCCTTTAATTTTCCCGGCAACTTTGGGCAAGATAAGATTTTTATCCCCTTTCATGCTGGCGAGAGAGAAAAAGCCTTCAAATTAAAATATTGCCGCCTTTCTCTTTCTAAGCTAGAGATGAAAATACCATTTAAATCGCCTGTGCATAATTATAGCACAAAAACAAAAATATAAACAGAGAGATTTATCACTTGGGAAGATTGCTTTCAAACACCCTTTTCCCCAATTTCTTGTTCTCAAAAATCCCTATATAATCAGGGTATTTCCTCAATCTCACGATTTCCTTTTGAGACTTTTTTGTCTCAATTTTAAATTGCCAGCCAAGAGGGGCGACTTCACTTTCTTTGAATGCGGCTTCAAAAACAAAATTGCCGCCGAATTCCAGGGCATCCTCTAAGTGCTTGGCGAAATAAGTGTATTTCTTAAAACCCTTCTTAAGAATTTCCCTGGCGCATTCCTGGCTTGTTCCGTGATAGCAAATTATCAATCTTTTCTTCATATTTTTTATTATTATAATTCTTTTTAAACTCTTGAAAGCCTTTTTCCACTTCTTGGCCTTTAGGGGTTTTATAAAAGCAGTCAGGATGAAATTGATCCCGGCCGACGCTGACCGAAAGCCCTAACAAAGGCCTTTTGCAAATGGCACAGCAATTGTGTGGCATAGATTTAAACGTGGTGGGCAGAGCTGGAGTCGCACCAACAAGACCCTAATGGATGACAGATTTACAGTCTGCTCTCGCTCTCTACGAGGCTATCTGCCCCACCGGCTGGTCCTACGGCCATTTACCCAATCCTTTAACGCAGAAGAAGCGACTAAGAATCCCCGCGCCTGACAACTGGCACCAGTTTATTTTTTTGTTAATACTTCAAATCAAGAAACGGCACTGAGCTTCCCGGAACCATTGTAGAGGGCAAAACGCCATTTGGATATTTAAGAAATCTGCCATTAGCATCTCTTTCAAATAAAGACGCTTTTATAGTTTGCTTTAATTTACTTTCTTTTTTCCAAACTCTTTTTGCATTATGTCCAGCAATATGTTTAGAAGTAGATGTTAAAACAAGGTTTTCTGGGCGATTGTCATCTCTTACACCATTTAAATGATGAACAATCTCTTTGCTTTTAATAATTCTACCAAGTTTTTTGCACATTACCAATCTGTGTTCTAAGACATATCCTTTTCTTGACCTTTTCCTTGCTAAAGGATGAGATGGAAGATAAACCCAAATATAACCATTATGATTTTTTATCCTTCCACCTTTCCATCCACGATGATTTTTACCTTTCTTAAAATTATATTTTTTTAACCAAGGGATACTCATTTTAATAGGTTAAATTTATAAATGGTAAAGCACCTCCAGGAACCATCGTAGTTGGCAGAATACCTGACCATTTTTGAATCGCTTGAAGTTTTACATAATCAGCCCCGCCTTGCTGGGTGACTGCTTCTGCCTGTATTTGGATGGCTTTAGCCTGGGCGGTCGCCGAAGCCACTGTCTGCTTGGCCTGCTCTTCCACCTGCTTAGTGATATTCTCCTGCTCCAAGGCCTTTTGCTGGGCTACCTGCTTGGCTTCCACGGCCTTTTCATATTCATTAGAAAAAGAGAAATCCGTAATGGAAAACTGGCTGACCACAAAGTAATTGGAGAGCCTGTTAGTTAATTCCAAAGTAATGGCATCCTTGACTTTTGGACGCTGTTCAATTAATTCCTGGGCCGTAAATAGAGCTACCGCCGCTTTGACGCTTTCCTGGATGGCCGGATCGATAATGGTCGCCTGATAGCTGGTCCCCACTTCCTGATAAATCTTGGCGGCCAAACCCGGCTTGACGTTGTAATTTAAAGCCAGCGAAACATCAACCGTCTGGATGTCTTTGGAATAAGACTGGGTTTTAGTTTCAATCTTGATATTCTTCACATCCACAATTTTCATCGTCTGCTTAATGGGAATAAGCCAATGGAATCCTTCGCCTTTCACATCCTGCGAAACAGCGCCCCAATTCATTACGACACCCCTTTCACCGGCATTGACAATAGCAATCGAACTGAAAAAAAGAATCAAAATAACTATTGCCACCAACACCCAAACAATCAAGCTTGCTATTTTCTTATTTGTTTCATTCATAGTATTTTTTCATATTAATTAATATATTAAACTTCCCTGATTATTCCATAATCCAATCGGCATACAATTCCAGTATCTGGGCCCTTGGCATCTGATTAGTTCTTGATTCTTTGATCAAGGAATCAAAGGCAGAACCCAAATCCAGGCAAGTAATACCATTGTCTTTCTCTAGGCATTCCGCAATTAAAACCTTGGCCGGCATTCCAGCGCTGAACAAAACTATGACATCCTTGTCTTTGCCAATTTCTTTCTTCAATTTGGCAGAAATCTCGCCATATTCCTCAAAAGCATTCTTTTCCGGAATAATTATATGCTTAGCCTTTAATATCTTAGCCACTATTTTCAGCCTTTCTGGGCCAACAAAGAACTTTTTACGCCCGTCTTCCCGAATCGCCTGATAAAATTCCTTCACTTTGGCATTATTCTTGCCGACTCGATGCAAAAGAGCATTAAAATAATTCTGATCTTGAAATAAAGGAACAAAGCAATCCTCTCTGGATTCAAAGTATTCATAGGCTCTTTTCAATTCTTTCCCTAATATTGGGCTATAATTATGTCCATCACAATTCTGCCCTACCATCCCGGACATGCAGAATTCCTCTCCATCCCCGCGTTTAATAAAGCTAAAATTCTCTTTTTCTTTAATAAAATCAATAAATTGCTCAATTGTAGAATCATCTTGGACATATTTATACCAAATACTTCCAGCCACCCCGTCTTTGGCGATAGATTCATCAACAGCCTGCATTACTGGCGGCCAAGGGGGGCAATAATCATGGCCACAAAGGATCTTTTTAGCCCTGCCCTGCCATAAGCCAATGTCTTCCTTTACCGCTTCATAACTATGTTCGCCATCAATGAAGATCATGTCGAACTTTTCATCTTTCAAAAGGACTCTGGCTTCCCTTGAAGTAGCCTTAATAACCCTCAGATTGCTGAAATGCCCGACATTTTCCATGAACTGCTTATAAACATCTTCCACTTTGCCCATTTGATTCGTGGCATCGCCTAATTGCGCTGAACCCTTAAAATGGTCCACAGCGGTGACCATTCCTTTGCACCCTGAAAGTATCGCATGGGTGCTTCTGCCCTTCCAGGAACCGATTTCCAAGACAGAATTGGCCTTCTTAGCCTCCTGATAGAGAAACTCCAACTCAACCGGCTGCATCCAGCCCTGAATGTTATTTCCTTCATAATGATCGTTTTCCATATTATTTTCCATATAAATTATTCTATTAAATTTAAAATTTTATTAAGAAATTCTCCTCTTCTACTGTAATAATCTCTAACATTTATTGCAGATTCAGCACTTTTAATAGCACTTTGTCTTTCTTCTTCGCAAATTTCAATTTCCCTTTTTAACCATTTTTTTATTTCTTCATTTTCCATAATAGATGTTTTTTAAAAATCTTTTTTATCTTTCTTTTTAATCCTATTAATCCATATGGCTGACCTTCTGCTTTCCAATCATTAATCCAATATAATATTTCTTCTTCAATTTCTTCTAAAAAATAATCCCAATATTGATATTTCTTTCCATATTCTTTCCATTGACTTATTCCCATAGGAATATCCTTTATTTTGTCTTGCATATAGAAATTATTTTTTTAAGGCTTTATAAAATCTGTCGGCAACTGGATTTAAAGCCGGGCTAACACAACAAATTTCTTCATCTACTATAAAGCCAATATACTCAAATTTTTTTGTTTTTTTATTCCAAACAAAAATATCTCCATCAGGATGAATATCAAAATTAACTTTTTTATTTATATTTTTAATCATTTTCATATAAGTTATTCAGTTATATCCACTCCTTTAAAAAACCAATGACCGCACTCAAGGCAGTTAATAGGAATTTCTACCTTTTTTAAAACACTCTGAAGGATATAATTGTTTAGAACATTCATTGCAAATAGCATAAATCTTTTTAATTTTTTTCATAGTTTATTTTAAATTAAATTATTTTTTTCTTATTTTTCCAATATTTTTTTCTTCTTTGTTCGTTAAGTCTTTTTTTATTCTTATTCCAATATTCTTTTTTCTTTTTAATGTATTCAGGCTTTTTTAAAAAAGGAAAAACAAATCTTTCATTAAACCATTTTTTAAATTCTTTACCTTGAATTTTCTTTTTTCTTTTAATGCTTTCATAAACTTTTTGTCGGTGATATGCCTTATCTATAAAAGGTTTATTTTTTTGGTATTTTTTCTTTGAGTATAATTCTCGATTTTTCCCAGTAGTTGTCCAATACCAAACAGTAAAAGTGGATAATCTCATTATATTAGCTATTTTTTGATTAGAATAACCTATTTTTTTTAATTTTCTCAAATATAAAATATCCTCATCAAGCAATTTACAACGCAAACTATCTTTTCTTAATAAAACAGGATATTCCATATAAATTAAATTATTTCCTAACAACTACCATCATGTTTCACTGCTCGCCTTTATGGTTATCAACCTCGGCACAGACGGACTCTCGACCGATGTAATCTTAAGAATAGATTGATTAATTCTATCCCGCATAGGCATTTTTTACGCCCACCTCAACGATGATAGTTGTTAAGAAACAATATTTAATCATATTTTACCTTTAAATATTTCCGTAAAATCCTTGGTTTCATACTCTGTCCCCAGCTTTTTCTTGCACCGGTCATCACACCAGGAATTGACATAATGATGATAAACCTTGGTCTGCGGCGTGACTTTAATTATTTCTTTGCCATGAGTATAAGGAAAAAACATGGAAGTATCAAAAATCTTTATCCCATTTTTGGCCTTGTCATAAATCCACATCAAATCGGCAAACGCTCTGGCCCCCGGTTCAAATACCATTATCCCGTCCCCACAAAAATTCTCTTCAATTCTAGGAAGATATTCTTTTAAAAAAGGATGGCCCGCTTCCGATCCAAAGGCAGAATTAGCCGGCATACCGAAAGCTTCTATTTCCGTAAAGAACCGGCAATCCAGCAAATCATCAAAGTTCTTCCCTGGAATAACTTCCATATCCGCATCAAGGTAAATCCCGCCTTCCTCGCAGATATGATAACAGCGAAGCCAATCAGAAGCCTTGACTATCCAGGTCAAAGGATTATCCCAAGGCCCTGTAATGGGCTTCCCGGCATCATGTAAAGCCTTGGCTTTCTCTAAGGCCTTATTAACATACTTTGAACCTTTATAGCAATTCTCCAAGGTAATCACTTTCTGTGTATAACCCGGAAGCTTCTGGCTTTCAATGCATCTTTTAATCAGCGGCGGCAAAGGCCCATTATCAAAAGTCAGCCACACTGTCATAATATTTTTAGGAATGCTCATATTTTTTTAAACATTTTTTTTCTTTCCCAAAGAATCAGCCGTTTCTCAGACTGACCCGGCCATGACCATTCTTTAAAAGACCCCAGCGGTGCTTCAAAGTCAAAAGGTTTTTTTAATAAATCCAATCTTCTAAACCCCCCTACAACCGTATCTTCATTCTTTTCACTGTCCCAAGAAGTTATTAAAAGATATTTTATCTCGCTTTTCTTAAAATTCTCAAAGAACTTAAAACAATCTTTCATCGGCAAATGCTGCAAACATTCGCGGCAAATCAGCAAATCTGCCTTTGGCAAAACGTCTTCAAGAATATCCAGCTTGATAAATTTGGTATTATAATCACCATACCAAATATTATTTTTTTCAATCAGCGGCTCAACTATATCCGCCCCAAGATAAGAAACAGAACTATTTTTATGCACAAACCTAAACCAATTATAATCCCCGCAAGGCGCATCCAATATTTTCTTAATCTTTAATGAACAAATTAAAACACTAATAATATTTCTAGTCTCTCTCGTATGCTCAACAGTCGAACTCGGGCCAGAAACAGACATTGGATCACCCCAAAGATTTTCCAAATAATAAGCGGTAAATATTTCTTTATTGCTTGGCATATTTTGTCGCCCAAAGGGCATGAAATTTCTCATTCAATTCATTCTGATGAAAATTAGGCAGTATCTCAGTCTTAAATCCCCTGGACTTAAAATCTTCTTCAGTCCAAAGAGACAAATGATCCTGGGCTTTTACGCCCCAAAGATTCTTCCTAAAATGTTTTTCCAACGGAATAAAAATGATCGCTCTCTTCAATTTTTCAATAATCTTCAAACTATCTTCCTTGGGCAAATGCTCTAAGATATCAAACAAAAAAACCAAATCATAATCGCTAAAGTCAAAGTCCCTGATATCTCCGGCAATAAAGTTCACTTTCTCTGTCGCCCATTTTAATTTTTTAGCCGCAGAAAAATAACTTTCTTCAACATCCAAATGATTAAGCTGCTTAAACTTTAAAATAGGAAGCTGCTTGGCAAGGCCACCCGAACCATCACCAACGCCTACATTTAAAACTTTATAATCTTCAATATTCTTGCACCAATCCAAGCTCATAATCCGAGGCTTTAAATTAACGTCATAACGGGTAAAGCCGCCAAGAATAACTTCTTTCTTGCTATAATGCCTCATCGGAAAGCCAAGCTTTTCGCTTCTTTGCTTCCATAAGGCAAAATCTTCATCCCATTTTTTCTTTTCATAACCCAAAGCGTATACTTCATCTGACTTCCCCGTAGCCTCAGGATGATCATGATATATTTTCGCCCTTTCCGCCCAAGTATATTTTCCCATCAATTTGCATCTTTCCACCAATTCATTGTCGCAGCAAATATGGTGATAATCAGTGCAAAAATATTTATTCAAAATCTTCTTGCTTACCAGCCAATGAGCCGACAGGTCGCCATTCCAAAATTCATCATTCAACCCGACCAAACCATCTTGGTCAGGAAAGACTTCCAACATTTTCTTCACCGCTTCCAATAAGAAAAACTTTTTCGGAATAGTGTCGTTCCCCAAAAACATAATCAAATCATGCTTGGCCTTGGCAACCCCAGCCATCAAGGTTTTCGGGGCCCCTTGCCTATCTTTAAAATCATCATCCTGAACTATCACTTCATGTTTGTCCACAGGATAACCGGCATTTTTTTTAATGGCTTCAAGACAAGCCTTTAATTTCTCTGGACGGCCCAAATTCGGAATAACAATAGAAACACCAGGCAGCAATTCTTCATCAGGTTCCTTTTCCAGTTCCACCCACCAAATTCTTTCATAGACCTTTACTTCACCAAGCTCGTCAGCCACCGATTTTCTGACCGGGCCGGATTGATAATCATGGCCGCAAAGGATCTTCCTGGCCTTCGGCTTCCACGCCCTAATATCTTCAACAACTTCATGATATTGATGCCCGCCGTCAATAAACACGCAATCAAGCGAACCATCCTCAAACTCTTTTGCCGCTTCCAGGCTTGACTTTTTATGAATAATCAAATTATTAAAAGCACCAACATTCTTAAAAAATTGCGGAAAAACATCTCTGTTGCCAGTTTCAATCGGATCAGCCGAACCCAAAAAATGATCTACCGAATGAACTTTCCCCCGGCAACCGGATAATATCGCGTGAGTGCTTCGCCCCATCCATGAACCAATTTCCAGGAAACTATTCATCCCTAACGCAGTATTAAAAAGCCAGAGCAATTCATTATCCAACATCATCCCTTCGATAGTATTTTTTGAAACATCATAAGTATCAGGCCATATTTTTCCTTTATACAAAGTATCTATTCCAATGTGCCAAAACACGGAAGGAAGCCTGACGGCAACTTGAACTTTAAATTCCTTAAACCGCCAATCCATATCAAATTCATGCTGGGAAAAAGACTTATACTGGCCTATTCTTTTCCATAACTTCACGTCAGTCAAAAAAGGGCGGTCAGAATACAGCTGGCGATCAACAAACTGATTTGGCAAGCACTCGCCCAAATGGACAAAAGTATCCCCCTTGTAAGTAAAATGCACGCCTTCTTTCACCAGCAAATTATTATTGCAAGTCCAATAACGAACCACTTCTTCCTGCCCGCTTTCAATAAGTTCAATCCCCGGCGTGATATTCAACGGCATGCTCAAATAGCAATCGTCTTCCACCAGCATTACTATCCCCGTCAATGAGCCAAACAAATCATTAAAATGCATCCCCAGACTGGGGGCGGCATGGCGCCAAACAACCGGCCATCCTAAAGATTCAACTTTCTTTATGTTTTCCTCAGACACCTGATCTGATTCGCAAGACAATATTTTTTTTATTTCAAATCCTGGAACAATAAGATTTTTTTCCAATGATTCAATTGTCCGGCGAATATACTCAATCCTTTCCTTGCTCTTAGGCCAGGAAGTCATTGCCAAAGTGATTTTCTTTTTTTCTTCTTTTTTTATTATTATCATTCTGTCATAAATACTAACCGGATTAGGCGGCAATTTCACTTCATAATTATAATTATTTATCTTTAAAAATTCGACTAATTTATCAAGGTCTTTAATATCTTCAATCACGTAGATTCCGCCTTCCTTGACACAAGGAAATAAAAAAATTAATGAAAAAACCTGATCTTCAGCTTTGTGAGAACCATCATCAACGATTAAATCAAAATCATTGCCAATCTTTTCTTTCAAGGAAATAAGATCCGTATTGTTGCTTTGATCGCACTTAAAAGATTTGATTCTGTTCCCATTCACTAAAGCTGAATCCAAAATATCAACCCCGAATATTTCGGCATTAGGAAAATAATCCCGCCACATAAACAAACTGGCACCGGTTTTATATCCCTTAATAATTTCCATTGTCTCAGGGCAGCCAATTCCTATTTCCAGCACTTTCTTGACATCATTCCTCTTGTCTTTCAATAATTCGTGATAAAAAGGGGTGTAGCCATGCAGCAAGGCCGGGCATTTGTCAGAATGATATTTAAACGCCAAATTACATAATTCAGTTTTTTTTGTCATATTTTTTTTGTAAGACTGCTTCAAAACTCCATTCGTCTATCACTACTTCTATTTTTTCCAAATAGAATTCTGGAAATAAAGAAATTAAAGATTTAAAACTATCTGGCGTATAAGCATGCAAATGCTGTCCTCTGCTAATCGCTATATTCATCGTATTCAAAACGGTAGAATCAGGCAAAATAATAATTATCTTCCCATCATTCTTTAAAATTCGCCACCATTCTTTCAGGGTCTTCACCGGATCAAGCATGTGTTCCAAAGAATGCCGAAAAACAACAATGTCAACCGTCTGATTTTCAATAAAAGGCAAAAAATCCATACTAGCCACTTTGTCCGACCCTGGCTTAATATCAACCCCAATAGCATTTTCAACAGTCTTTTTTGATCCGCAACCAAGGTCGTAAATAATTTTTGCTTCAGCAGGAACATATTTCAAAACCCAAAGTTTTTCCGGATGGGTTTCTTGCGGAAGATTAAACATCTTCTTTAAAAAATTTTCATCAATCATAAATTAAAAAGGCGACTGGCCGTTAATAAAAGTTCCTAAATATTTTAAAGCTGCTTCATTATAAGGCTCATAAATATCTTCATGCCCAGCCATTACCAACTCTAAAATCCTATCAGCTTTATCTTCCGGCTTGACAAAGGTATGGCAAGTTTTTCCATCTAATTTAGAAGCAATCCATACAATTGGAATCCTTGCCATTTCTTCAATGTCTTGCATAATGTTATATCTTAAAATCATTAATTATCTTGACTAAATCAGCCTTTTTAATCGTCTTGGATTTAACAGCTGTTTCCATAATTTTCTTAATCAAAAGATGCCTGAAAGCCGAAGTTGATTCACCGACATAAATTTCCAAAAGGCGAACATAATCCATTCCTGATAACTGAACGATAACCAAGGCCATCGCTTTGCCCAAATCCAAATCAGTCTTAGCTTGAACCATATCACCCACTTCAGCATTAAACCAAAAAACTTCGCCTTTCTCGCCGATCTTAAAAGTTTCTCTTCCTTCCTGATCGACAATTTTTAAGCATCGTTCTTCTTCTTGTTTTTTTTCTACCATATTTTTTTATTAATAATTAATTTGATCCCCGGGCAGGAATCGAACCTGCCTGAGCCATTCGGGGATGAGATTTAAATTTTTAAAACAAGATCAGTTTTTCCGTCTGAAAGATTAACGGCATTGCCACTTGTATTAGAACTCATGCATATATTACCCAAGTAATTTGGGGCACTGGTAGTATGGCAATTATAAGCCTGTATTATCCCAGAATTATAAGAAGTGGTAGCAAAACCGTAGGGATTCTTTCTTAATGATTCTTCCAATTCTTCTATGACTTTATTTTTCTCTTGCTTTAATTCTTTTTCTACATCCTCTTCAATTTTTTTCCTCTTTTCCTTATTCATCTTTACATCCTCATTTTCATTGAGAAAATCAATTAAAGCTTTGCTGTCCTCTTTACTGATTGCCAATTTTTCCAAAATAATATTGACTTCTTCTTTCGCCTCAACAACATCAGCACAAAGTTCTTTAAGTTTCTGAATATTTTTAAGAAGCAATCTTTGCTTTTTTATTTTTTCCCAATCCTTAACTTGATCCAAAATTGTCTTCTTGTCTTTGTTCTCAGACATAAAATTTAATTTAAAATTAATTATTTTTCAGGGTTTCTTACCTCCTCAACAGGAGATTGTTTTCCCTTAATTTTAATAGTTTTTTTTATTTCTGCAACCAGTTTATTAAAAACATCCGGATTAACCTTAAGAAAAAGTTTTGCCTTATCTCTGCTTCCCCCCAATAAACCACCATTAAGAGAATATGAATTACCAGTTTTAGTAATAATTTTTATTTTTTCACCAAAATCAAGAGCATCGCCTTGCATGTCTATCCCAGAACCAAAGTATAATTCAAAAGTAGCCTGCTTCCAAGGATAACCAACCTTATTCTTAACCATCGTTACCTTAAGAACATGCCCGATCAATTCCTTGTCTTTGCCTTCAATCCTTTCCCCTTTCTTGACGTCAATGCGGACAGAACTGAAAAACTTTAAAGCCTTGCCTCCTGGCGTCGTTTCCTTATTGCCGAAAAAAACGCCTACCTTTTCACGAATTTGATTAATGAATATAACCACAGTTCTGCTTCGAGCAATCGCCCCCGTTAAAATCCTTAAAGCTTTTCCCATCAGCCGAGCTTGAACAGCCATTGAATCTTTTAACATTTCCTCACCTTCAATTTCTGATTTAGGAACAAGGGCGGCGACCGAGTCAATCACGACTATATCCAAACCATTGCTTTTAACCAAACCATTAAGAATATCCATTGCCTCTTCTAAGCTTCCAGGTTGCGCCAGAATCAACTTTGTAGTGTCCAGACCGATATTCCTCGCATAATTGGCATCAAACGCAAATTCAGCGTCTATAAGGGCAACCTTGCCCCCTTGCTTCTGTATCTGTGCCATTAAAAAAGTTGCCATAGTACTCTTTCCAGAACTTTCTTGACCAAACAATTCAATTATCCTTCCCCGCGGCAATCCGCCGCAACCAAAAGCTTCATCCAAGGCAAAGCAGCCTGTCGGAATAACTTCAACCTCAATGTCCATGCTTTTATCTAATTCAACCACTGATTCTTTGCCGTATTTCTTATGCAAAACAGCCAAGGCGTCTTCAATCGATTTAGCTTTTTCCTTTTCAGTTAACATGCTTATAATTTAATTTATAATAATTAATTATTTCCCGATTTTTTTCTGCCACTGACTTATCGCCCTTAATGCTTTTAAGAAAATCCAAATCTTCAAGGCTGACGGCAACTGATTTCTTAAAAATTGTGCTTTTCCCTGCTGGCATTTTTTTATCTTTATCTTTTTAAATTATACACCCGCATAAAATATTTGTCAAGAGCCTATTCCAAATGAATAGAAAGTATCCTGGCCGCTATTGCCGCTTTTTTCCGCCAATCAGTCTCTTTATCCATAGCTTGCCTTAAGTCAATTTCGCGTTGCTCAAAACCAATTAATTCCCTCTGTGGCATTGTCGGATCTATGACCCCCATATCAATCTCGGCAATCTCAGCCATAATCTCAACCATCTGCTCTTGAGTCAAGCCTTGCTCTTCCAAAATATTTTCCAACATTTTTGTATCCATAAATTTAATCTTTATCGCCAAACATGGCGGCCTGAGCTTCTTGCTGTTTATGCTCTCGTTCCAATTCTTCTTCTAACCCTTTTTCCGTATAAAATGACGAAGGAGGTTTAGAAGAAATTAGATTGCCTTTATATGGATCATGGACAAAAACATCATTCAGCAAAGTAAACCATCCCCTGGGATTCTTGCTTCCTCTTCTGTTTTTGCCTAAAGAAATTCTAGTATAATTGGTATAAAGATCATCTGAGTTATTCTTTGTCGCCTCTTCACGTTGAAGCAGGAAAACAATGTCTGATTCCTGATAAATGCCCGCAGACCCCGCAATATCTTCCATCTCAAGGTCAGAATTTGGCCGCCTATCGCCGCTGGGCTTCTTTCTGACATGAACTGGCATAACAATCATTATCTCTTCCCTAACGGCTATTTTTTTGACCTGGCGAACAAGGAATCTTTCTATTTCATAAAAATTCTTCTGCCCAGCCATCTTTTTAGATGGCTCTAAAAATCCCAAATGATCAATTACGACAAAATTTACACCATACTTTTCTTTTGCCTCTTTGATTTTTTTCTCTATCCACTCAATATTTCCGGTGACATGCCTAAATGGCATATAAATCAGATCTTCCTTCTGCAGCCCCATTCGCTTAAACTTATCCCAGACAAAGAAAGATAAAACCTCGTATGAAAAAAACAAAACCTTTTGTTTATTATATTTTAAAAAATTATAAGAAAGATACTGGCTAAAAGAAGTTTTGCCATGGCCAGAACCGGCGGCAATGACAATTAAGTCGCCTGGGAAAAAACCCCCTCGAATTTCTTTATCAAAAATTTCTATTCCACTAGGAAAAGGATGAGACAAATCCATTGTCTGCGCTTCCGCTACTTCAGATAACAATTTTACCTCATCGTTTTCTTCCCCTGTTTCCCATTTCTCTGGAATGCCAGAAGAAAACCTATCTGGATTTTTTGTTTTTTCCGCCTGACGAATAGAATCATAAGAACGGCGTAGCTCATGCATTGCCAATGGCGGAGTGTTTTTATTATTGGCTTCAATCGCTAGCGGCCATGCTTTTTCTTCCCAATCTGCCGGATGAATCTGCGTCAAAATATATCCGATATATTTAACCATGGCGTCATTTCTGTTTCCAACATCAGCCCCAAGATATAAATCAGCCATCAACTTCATGGCAAAACCTTTATTCTGAACTTGCGAGGCAACATAGCCCCCCTGGCTCTCTCTCGCTTTAAACAATTCTTTTGGAAAGCGGCAAGGCGGAACTTTTTGTATCCATTCATAGCTTCCTTTTTCAGAGACGCTGGGCGGTAAAATCACATAACCGCCATCGTTGCGACAATCGCAAAATTCCAATTCACCTTCAAGTCTTGCCCCAGTCTTGGCAGTCTTGTCGTAAAGATACCAATAATGACGGCCCCCAGAGCCTGTTTTTACAATCGGACATTCCTGCGGAAGTTTTAACCATTCTTTTTCGCCGCCTTCAGCTTCCACATCCACCACCGTAATGCCCGAAATTTGCCCCGTAACCATGCCTAGCTGCGCGAAAGGGTATTTTTTGAACCATTCATCAACTTCTTCAGGATTCGCGATCCTAGCGCAAAATTCCTTCCACAGGATTAGTGGTTTTTTATCTTTTCCAACCGGAATTATGCTAAGACCCTTGGAAATATAATCTTTGGCAGCTAATTTTAATTCTTCTTGCCGAAGAACCAGGTCAATGTCCATATTATTTTAATTGTTTTTTTTCATTATTCTCTTTTAAAAGACTTTTCACTTTTTCCTTGTATCTTTCTTCAAGTATCTCATCTTCCTGATTAACGGTATAGCCATTTACTTTAAGATCTGTTGCTGTTATTTCAAAATAACGCTCTTCCCCGTCATTCGACTTGCAAATATAATGTCCGCCAACATAGAATCCTCTCCACGAAGAATCCCTTCCCTGACTATCTCTACCTTCAATCAAATAAGGCACTCGTTCCCCTATCTGGCCCTGAACTGGCTCAATGCTTGTGATAGCAAAGGAATTAATCACCAACTGAAGCCGAGGCAATTCAATCAATACCCCTGACGCACCAGCTGAAGAGTTTCTGATAAGTTGAAACTCTTTTTCCGTAATTTCATAATGCTTTTTATTGTTTAATTCTAAAATTCTCATGTTTTTTAAGTTAACAAATCAATATTCGCATGTAACCCATCCTATTTTCTTTGGAGGTTCAATAGCTTGACGTTGGCCATAAGCCACAAGCTTCATCCATTTATCTCTCAAATCAAAAGGGCTCGTAATGCTTGGAGCAAATTGATCAACCCCCCTAAGCCCGATTGCTATCTTGGCCACGGCAACCACCTGCCCCACGCCATGAGAAAGAATTAATTCCTCTACCGCTTTCCGGTATCCTCTGTGGCCGAACCTAAACTCAACATTGTTTGCTTTTGCGTCTTCGTAAAAAACATTCAAAACTTCCTGGATCTCTTCCGCCTCTACCCCCTTGACAATTTCAAGATTTTGTGTTCCGCCCCTAAGTTTATTATTTTTAGAACCATTAAGATTAATCTCTTCCGATTCGGAACCCCCCTTGGGGGGTAGGGGGGTATTATTATCATTCTTATCATTCTTACCATACTTGTCTATAGTTGTGCTTCTGTTGTGCTTCTGTTGTGCTTTTCTTGTGCTTGAGCTTGTGCTTTCTATTGTGCTTTTATAATTGCTAAGTGTTTGAAACTTATTATAATTAAGCACTTTTATAATAATTCCTCTTGTGGTTTTCTTTGTGCTTATCATTGTGCTCATTTTGAAGAAATGCAATGCGTGGCGAATATTATCATAGGTAATATCAGGGCCAATAAGTTTTAATTCTCGGCTAAAATTAAAGAATCCAGAGCCTCTTTCAAAGTGTTTATCTGTCTCATGATGAACTTTTCCAAAAATATAAAGCCATATCTTTCCCCAACTTGCTGGCTTCATTAACCAAAGTTCACTTTCAAAAAATTGTCTGGCGACGACAAAGGCGCCATGGTTTTTAATCATCGTTTTATAGAATTAAAAAATTTCATTGTTCTAAGAAAATATTTGATAAAATTTTTTCTATTTTTTCTTTGAGATTTCCAGGCACTGACTGAAACCGTTTTATAAAACTCAAGAGCATCTTCAAGCATCGATGGTTCGGCTTTGCCCTGTAAAAGAAAAAATTTTATTAAAGTATCTGGGGCATTTTCCAGATCTTTTAAAGTATGTTGTTTCATGATATAGGCTAATATTAAATAAAAAAAGACACTTTCCTGTTAGACTCCCCCTTCAAGGGGAACTTTCGTTCCTTAGAAGAGACGAACAGGGAAATGTCTTTTAAAAAAACCTTGAAGGGTAAAGTTATTATCGAAACAATCTTTTAATAGGTAAAGATTGCATTAAATTATTTTTATTTTTTCATTATTATTATTTTCAGTATACACCTAAAAAAAATTCCTGTCAAGAGCCTGTCTATCTGTTTTAAGGTTGTCTGGTATGCGGGTTGGTTAAAGCGCCGATTACTTCAGCTTTTAAGCCATTGAGATTGGTGACAAAGTTCCGGGGTTCCACAACCAGCATTCCCTGGTTGTATTGGGTCTTGGCTTCCATTAATCTGCCAGAGTTTTCAAACTTGAAAAAACCGATCGGGCGGTTTTTTTCACCCTCAACTTGGTAGTCTATACCTATCATAGGGAATTTTAAGGAAACGAGCGTGGCAGCCAGGTAAAGATCTCTGGTGCTAAAAATTTCAGGTGTCATAATTAGATAATGTTATTTTTATTATAATATTTTTTTACATTATAGCACAAATCCTACAACTTGACAAAATGGCATTAATTCTATCCCTCTCTTGACAAATATTTTACACGGGTGTATAATATAGGAAAGCTAATAAAAATTAATTTTATGGTTAAAAAGAAAAAGCCGATTAAAAAACCAGTAAAAGTTAAAAAAATCACTATGCCCCCATCTAATTATATGGAATGGGAAAATGGCGGAATAATTAAAAAGTAAAAATATGAAAAATGTTTCAGTCAGCGCTGCAGATTTAAAAGAGCTTAAAGACCTCTACCTTAAAGCCAAAAAAGAGCAGGAAAATTCTTTCTTCTGGAAAGACCGGGAAATTTTAACGTCTTTTGCCAAGTATATGGTCGAATATTTGGAAGAAGAATTTAAAAAAGTAATATTATAAGAATATGAAAGAAAAATTATTTAAAAAATGCAAAAAATGTTCTGCCTTGATTTCCTTAAAAAAGAGAAAAGGACTTTGCTATACTTGTTATAACCATGACTATATTGTCAATCGTTGGAAGAATGACAAGAAATACCGGAAAGCACAAACTGCCAGGACTATCAGCTGGATGAAAAAAAATCCGGAAAGAGTTAAAAAAATAGTTAATAAAGCGGTAAAAAAATATTTAATCAAGAAAAAAAATGAGGCTAACAGATGAAATAGAACAATTAATTGCCAGTTGGCGTCCTACTCTTGGAAATCCAGAGGATATTGATATTTGGCAAAGAGTGAATATGCCGCTGGGAAAGTTTAAAGATTTAAAGAAAGAGCAAAAATTCTTAAAGGAATTATTAGAAAAACGTTTAAAAGATGGCGCTATTAAGCCGTCTTGCGTGATTAAATAATATGAATAAAATTAAATGTGATCAATGTGGAAAAGAATTGGAAGAGAAGGACGTGATTAAAAGAATAATCAGGATAAATTATCAGAATGAAACAAAAAATTTCTGCAGTGATTTATGTGCTACCCATTGCCAAATGGGGGCCGAAGATTGAGTTTTATGCCAAGAAAAAGAAAAAATTATCCCGCACCAGTTAATATCATCTATCGGGGCTACAAAGACCCTTTGATTCCTCTTGCTAAAAAATATTTTGGCTATGAGGGCGTTGTATTAGAGGATGCTGATACAGGTAGAATCCAATGTCATCTTTGCGGAAAATGGTTCTACAGCATGGGCGGACATTTGAAGCTTCATAAGGAAGAGTTGGAAGGGAAAGCAATCCATCCTACCAAGCAAAAACACCTTGCCAATGCTTATAAGGACTTGTTTGGCTTGATGCATTCAACCGCTCTTTGTTCGTCAGAGATAAGAGCCAAGATAATTGAAACAAGAAACAACGAACCTTATTGGGAAAGGAAAAGAAGAAGATGGGCTAAAAAATGGAACAGAGCCGGATCTCATCGTGGGGTAAATAATAAATTATGTGCGGGAAAAAAGAACAAAGAAGGAACTTGCTATCTTCAATTGTTAGACTTGATTAAAAAAACAGCTATTAAACAAGGCAAGGTTCCTTCGGGAAGATATTTAAAAGGTTCTAAGGGACAAAAACTTTATTCTACAATTAAAAGAACTTTTGGCAGTTATGTTGAAGCACTTAAATTATTAAAATTAGATGTAAGTGTTGGAAGAGAAAGAGAATTGAGCAAGCCATTCCTCTTGGGTTGTTTAAAAGAATTTGGTAAGATAAATGGAAGGGATGCCTCATTTTCAGATTTTGGCCAGCAACTCTTGCCTGCTTGTTCTCTATATGAGAAGAATTTTGGCAGTTTAAAAGATGCTTTAAATCTAATATAAAAAATTATGAAACAATATTATGTTTTAAGATTAAATGGAAAATATTTTGGTCATAAAGAATTAGGACTTTTTAAATTTTATTATTCATTAAAAGAAGCTGAAAAAGCAAAAAAGCAAATAGGAATAAAAAAAATTGAAATATTAAAATTAGATTTTAAACCTCTATGATTAAAATCGACCACAAAGAAGAATTTAAGAATGACAAGAAAGTTAATGATTCTTTTATTATTTTAGATAATAAAAATTGTTATAATCACATAACTTTAACCAAAGACGAATTTCTTGAATTGAAGAAGAAGATTGAGAAATATAAAATATAACTTTATGGATTTACTTTCAATTTGTAGCATTTTATTGATGAATTGCAATCATTTGCCAATTAATCATGATACAATAAAAGGGCAGATAGTTGCGATTTCTGAAGAGTATAATTTTGATTCAAAAAAAGCCTTGCGTATTGCCGCGTGCGAAAGCCAGTATGGCACACAGCTTTTTAATCAGCAAAGCACCGCCAAGGGTGTTTATCAATTTATTGACAAAACGTGGAAAAATTATTGTACTGGTGACGTATTAAATTATGAGGATAACATAAGATGTTTTTTAAAACTCTATCCAGACCATAAAAATTGGTGGGTCTGCAAGGGTTAAATTTTATGAAAATAGGGGACATCATTTATTGGATTGCCATTATAGTATTAATAATTATGACTTTTTTAGGGCTTCTTAATACTTTTAATTTTTTAAAAAATTAAAAACTATGAAATGTTTTATCAAAAATTGTAAAAAAGAAGTGGATGGATGGGTAAGACTTGGTGATCTTTATATCGCCTGGTGCCAAGAACATGAAGAAATAGCCGACAAAGCCTTGGCCGCCAATGATGATGGAAAAAGTTTAAAAGAAATATATGATTCAAATAAATAATTAATTAAAAAAATTATGCCAAAAAATGTTAAGCCGCCAATTGTGCAAATGGCTGCAGAAATGACACCACCTACAAACAACGAACAAATGGTCCCTTGGATTAAGGCCACAGTTGACCAAAAGATAGAAAGATTGCATTTTGTCGTCAAGGATATGATTAAAGCCTTAAATACCGTCCAAAAGAAGGCTGACAAGACGCATGCCAACCTTTTTAACCACAAACACGTAGGCGAGCAATTAATGCAAATTATGAGCCAATTTGAGGCTTCTGTGCCAGAGCCTGAAGATAAGAGAACTGACGAAGAACGGTGGTTTTAATATAAAATTGGTTCCTGGCGTGTTGGAAGGCTGCGATGAGCCTCTAGAGCCATCCAGGATTAAATCAGCTGAAGCCAACTATAGATGGCTGAGCCATTCAGTGAGGGAAGCTTTGTCTTCCCTTGCCCCAGGTATCGTATAATGGTTATTACCTGAGATTTCCAATCTCATGAAGCAGGTCCGATTTCTGTTACCTGGTCTAAAACTCTCCAATTGGTTCCGGAACGTGTGCAAAGGTATTAGGTTCCTTTCGGGCTATTTCCGGCTAAGTTAATTGAACGCACGATAGATTATTAAGCCAATTAGTTTTTGTTTTTTTGATGAGGGTGCGGCAAGTGGGGAAATGAATCCCCCCTTCGGCCAAGCGGTCCGCCGTGGTTGGAATTTTCTTTGAAGTTTTTTCTGGCCACGAGCAAAGCTGACGACTTGCCGTCCCCCATCAGAAAATATCTTACTTGACAACTATTTTATATAGGTGTATAATTAAAGAGTTAAAAAATTAATCATAAAAAAATGGTAACAAAAATTAATTACGTCACTTTACTTGATTTAAGCAAGATGTTAAAGGTCAAAAAATCGTCCTTGATTTATTATGTTCAAATGGGCATTTTAATTCCGGATATGTATGCCGGAAAGGCTGCCTTGTTTGAAGAAAAGAAAATCTTGGCTACCTGGGACAGGATGCAAAAATTAAGAAAGGCTGGACATAGTCTGGCTAATATAAGAGACCTCATCAATGAAAATAGAACGAAATAATACAACTGGATATAGCTATTCATTGTCTTTTAAGTTTGACTATGAAATGGTTGAATATTGCAAATACCTAAGCGATAAATATGGTTTTAAGCGTTTTTCTTTTTTAAACGGTGCTTGGCGATTTACCGACATTGACTTTGCTGTAGAATTGAAAGATCGCTATCCAGAAATAGAAATAGATGAAGAAATAAAAATGGAATATGAACTGGCTCGATACTTGACAAAAGAAGCTATTTTAGCCAAAGCAAATGCCGATCGTTTAAAGAAAACAAAAGAATCAAATATTAAAATTAAAGGCATTAAGGGGGAACTTCTTCCTTATCAAAAGGTAGGTGTAGAATTTTTTATAAATAGCAATGGCAGGGCCATGAACAGCGACCCAATGGGCGCGGGCAAAACAGTTCAAGCCTTGGCTTATATTACTCATTCTGATATAAAAAAAACATTGGTTATTTGTCCGGCTGTTGTCAAATATAACTGGAAAGCTGAAGTAGAAAAATGGACAGATTTAAAAGTTATGGTGATTGATAGCGATGAGAAAGAGCTTACTGTTATAGAGAATATAAATAAACATCAGATTTTCGTAATCAATTATGATATACTAAAAAAATTCTTTAAGGTTTTAAGTAGCATTTCTTGGGAAGCATGCATTTTGGACGAGGTTCATTATATTAAAAATAAATCAGCTTTCAGAAGCAGGGCGACAAAAAAATTGGTGGCACATATTCCTAAAATTTTGATGTTAAGCGGAACTCCATTTCTTTCCCGCCCGATAGAATTGTTTAATCCATTGAATACCTTGGATCCTAAAAACTGGTTTGATTATTACGCCTATAGCCGAAGATATTGCAACGGCCATATGGGAAGATTTGGCTGGGACGATCGAGGTTCAACTAATATTACAGAATTGCAGGAACGTATCAGTCCGTATTTTATCAGACGATCAAAAAAAGAAATTCTGCCTGATCTTCCTGAGAAAAGATTCATCTATCATCCATTAGAGCTTGATCCAGTGATAGCTGAAAAATACAAGATGGCGGAAGAAGAATTTGGCCGGTTTTTGATTAATATTAAAAAGAAGACAGAAAAAGAAGCAGCTCGATCAATGCAAGCTGAAAAGTTAGTAAAATTAGGTGCTTTAAGGCAATTAAGCAGCTTGGGTAAGATAGAACAAAGCAAAGAAATTATTCAAAATATCATTGAGAATGGCGAAAAAGTAGTTGTCTTTAGCTGTTATAATGAACCTTTAGAGCAGTTGCATAAATATTTTAAGGATATTTCTGTCTTAGTGACAGGGAAGATTGACGCTGAAGAAAGAAATAATATAGTAAATGAATTTCAATCCAAAGAAAAATTAAAGATTTTTTTTGGCGGAATTAAAAGTGCTGGTGTCGGCATTAACCTGACAGCTGCCACTAATGTTGTCTTTCTGGATTATTCTTGGACTCCAGCAGACCATTCTCAAGCAATTGATAGAATCCACCGTATCGGTTCTACCTCTGAGCATATAACCATTTATCAGCTTTATTCTAAGAAGACAGTGGATGAATATATGTTTAAATTATTAGGCAAGAAACAATTGCTTTTTGATCAGTTAATTGACGGTGCGGAAATACCCAGAGAAGGTTTTAAAAGTTATGCAAGCAGTATTATTAAATCTATCGAATTGAAAGAAAAGAGAAGAATTGTCAAGGAAGGTAAATCCACCCTACCCTCTTGACAAATATTTTACACGGGTGTATAATATGAATTATGAAGAAAAGAAACAACAAAGATACAAAACTTAAAAAAGCCTTTAGAAACTGGATAGGAAGATCCGTTTGTTTGCTTATAGAATTATATGGCCTGGGTGGAATAACTGTAGTTTTTCATGAGGAAACTAAAGATGAAAAAACTAAACAAGGCATAACAGGATTCAGAATGAATTATTCTGTCCCTTACAAGACGGCAAATATCTGGTATTATCCTTATTTTTTGGATTTATTCAAGAAAAAAGATTTTGCCATTTTACGGCAAGGCTTAACGCATGAGATCGCTCATGTATTGACTAATCCTTTAGGCGATTTGGCGCATGAGCGTTATGCGACTAAAAGAGAAATAGAAATCGCCGTAGAAACATTGACTGAAAGCATTGGCCAATTATGCCGAAGTTTAATGAAGGCCAAAGGAATTGAGATGGTGTAGATTTAATATAATATGATCCTTAATTGGATCTGCTATACAGCATATACAGCCTGTTAGCTAAACGACAAAACAGCATGCCAGTAAACATTTTCGATGAGGTGGATTATGAAGAATCGAAAGATTTCTTCAAATTCGTCAACATCGGCGACAAGGTTCAAGGAACCTTAATTAAAAGAGACGACAATTCGATCGATGGCTACAAGAATGCCCAGACTTTGGTCAGTCTTCTACAGCCAGACAAGACCATCAAAACTGTGTCTATTAGACACAACAAGACCGGTCTTTTGAACGAATTGGACAATTGCTCTCTAGGTGACATTGTTGGTTTCATTTTTACCGGAACCAAGGATAATCCTGGAAAGCAGCCGACTAAATTCATCCGGATCGTTCATGATCCCAAATATAAGGATGAAGAATGGTTGAAAGAACAAGCAAAAGAGGAAAACCCGACAGCGGGCATGACGGCTAAGGAAATTTTTCCTGATAAAATCACTGCTGAGGCTATCTTAGAAGCCTCTTTGGTTTCAGATTCTGACAAAATTAAAGAGATTGCTAACTTGGCGAAAAGCAAGCTTGGCGCTGTCAGCACTGAAGAGGTAAAAGCTAAAATCAAGGAAAAGACTAGCTTGGATTTTATTCCGGCTAACCTTGATGCTATTTTAGCTAAGTTAAAGTCTATCTAATAAACTATCTACACCATCTTCTTCTGCCTCTCTAGTCATTTTAGACTGGCTAGAGAGGCAGCCCGCAAGGGCTTGTATGAAATATTTAATAGTTAGTGATTTACATCTTAAAGAAAAAATGGGTTATGCCGATTTTGTTGCCGATGGCAGAAAGAAAGAAAAGGAAGAAGTTTTAAATTTTATTTTTGCTGCAAGTAAAGGCTGCGATAAGGTTATTTTTCTTGGCGATCAACTAAATGGCCGTAATAATCCGTCTGAAGTCATAAGAGAGTTTGTTCAGTTTATTGAAAAATTTAAACAGGATATTTATATATTGGCTGGTAATCATGAAAAAGTTGGTGATGGTAAAAGTGCCATTGATTTCATGAAAGAAGTTAAAAATAAAAGATGGCATATTATTACTAACGAGATAGTTGAAATAGATGGTGATGTTTTCTGCCCTTATTTTTACAAGGGTGAATTGGAATGCGGTACGCATGAAGAAGCCTCAGAAAAGCTTCTAAAAATGCTGCCTAAAGGCAAAAATTTGTTTATACATCATGCTATTTCAGGTCATAATATTAAAGGAATCAGAACTGACGACCTGAATGAAATTGTCCTGCCAAGGGCAAAGATAACCAAGATGTATGAGAATATCTTTTGCGGCCATATACATACGGCCTATTGCGATACAAAAAGTAATATACTTTATGCAGGAAGTATTTTTGCTCAAGAGATAAATGAAGGGCCGGGATATGTCTATATTATGGATGATGGAAAAATTATAGAATGTATTTTGCCAGGAAGAAGCATTATTAAAGTAGAAGATCCTGTCACTTTTAAGGGATTCCCTAAAAACTCTATAATTAAATTGATTTTAACAAAAAAACCTACTGAAAATGACTTAACCTCCCTTAAAAAGGAATTAGCCAATTACGATGGCTCTATTCTGATAGAAGACTACAAAACGGAAAGGAAAATAATTAAATTTTCTGATGACGATTTGAATCTGGAAATAGGCAACCTAATGGCAATTTATTCCAAGGAAAAAAAGATTGATTTAGCCAAACTTCAGGCTGGATATGACTTAATAAAATAAATATATGGATATCTTTGAAAAAAAAGAACAATTTGATAATTCTGGAGAAAAATTCAGAAATTATTTGGAATCTAATGGTGGCCCAGAACAACTTAGTTCAAAAATTAATTATATTTTTAACTATTTGTCTGAAAAAGAAATTGGCATTCTTGCCTTTCTTTTCAAAAATTCTAATGCCTTAATGGGGTCTATCTTAGATAAAATGATTTTTGAAGGAAAAATAACAAAAGAAGAAGTAAATATGGATCCTCCATTTGAAAATATAAACCTGATTATGAAATCAATGATAGTGCTGATTGACTCAATGGTTTATGCCGGATATTTAAAGGAAGATTTTTTTCCTAAAAATATAAAAGTAGCAATGGAAAATGTTAAAACAGTAGATTATATTGGGAATGTAAATTTATGGCCAGTCAATAAAAATGAATTAAAAAAATTAAAAGAAAAAAGAGATGTCAGAAAAAGCAAAAAAAATAATAAAAAATAATTATATTGGATTGTCTATTGGGATTGATCCTTCATTAACTGAAACAGGAATGGTCGGACTTAGAAATGGAAAAATAGAATTTTCTCATTTGATTAAGACAAAAAAAGAAGGTGATACACCAGCAGCAGAGTTGACAAGAATAAAAGATATTGTCAATGAGATTAAATTCTTTTTAGAAAAATATCATCCAACAATAGTAGTTATGGAATCTGTTGCTATGAATGCAAGAAATACTACAGCTTTAATTCAGCTTTCTGGTTTAAATTACATGTTAAGAGATATAATATTTAATTATTATACCGTCTACCTTGTAACTCCTACAGGTTTAAAAAAATTTGCTACTGGAAAAGGAAACTGTCAAAAAGACCTTATTTTATTAGAATTATATAAAAGATATAAAATATCTTTTAATAACAATAACTCTGCAGATGCTTTTGTCCTTGCAAAAATTGGAGAAGCATTGATAAATCCAGAAATAAAATTAATAAAAGCACAAGAAGAGGTTGTTTCGGTAATAAAAAAACAACATGGGAGCATTAATTGACTTAAAAGGAAAAAAAATTGGAAGATTAATTGTCTTACATAAGACTAAATTTAGAAAAAAATCCAGTGTGGTTTGGAAGTGTAAATGCATCTGTGGTTCAATTATTTTAGTTCCTTCTGAAAATCTATGCAGAAAAATAAGACGTAAAACCTCCTGTGGTTGTAAATTGAAAGAAAGATATAAAGCAATGTCAAAAGGATTAATTATTCCAAGAAAAACTCATGGATTTCGGTATAAAAGACCTTATAATATTTGGTGTAATCTTAAAAGTCGATGCACTAATTCAAATAATAAAAAATATAAAAATTATGGCAAAAGAGGTATAAAATATGATCCAAGATGGGAAAATTTTGAAAATTTTTGGCGAGATATGGGGAATGCTTATTTTAAACATTGTCAAAAATATGGAGAAAAAAATACTACAATAGATAGAATTAATAATGATAAAGGTTATAATAAAAAAAATTGTCGATGGGCAACCTGGAAAGTTCAGGAAAATAATAAATCTAATAATAAAATTAACAATAAATCTATGGGAAAGATTAAACAAATCGTTGAAAAAATTAAGAAAGCAATAAAGAAAGATAAAACTGTAGAGGAAAAACAGAAAACCTTAGTTGATGAAACTAACAAGATGATTCTTAATAAATAATTATGAACGAAAACATTATAAAAGTTTTGCTGAAAAGTATTTGTCCTCATTGCCAGGGTGTGATTTTGATTGAGGTTGAATCACCAACCCCTGAAATTAAGGGAATCTTGACTGAAAATGATATTACTTCTGCCAAGGAATATGTAAAAAAGAATCTGACAGAAAATAAAGCAATAATTGGTCCTGCTTTAGAACAAGCACTTATTTGGTTGAATGATGAAACGACCGTTTTTGGGCCTAAAGATGCTGATGATGTGATTAAGAATATCATTAATGAAAAATAATATGAAAAAAAATAAAATGAAGATTGATTCATTCAGAATTGGCCAGCAGCAAGAAAGGAAGGTTTGCGATATTTGCAACAAGATAACCTATGATATTGGTTCAATCAGAATAAGAATGCAAGATCCAAAAAGAAGATATAGCGGATCTAACCGGGCAATAATTAGTAATTATCGCCTGCATCTTTGTAGCAAATGTTTTAAAGAAGTTGGAAAAAGACTTGATTATATTATTTATGGTGACTTTAAAAAAGATTAAAATCATAAACTTTCTCAGCCATAAGGAAACTGAAATTTCTTTCAAGGAAAATCAAAAGCTTTTAATATCTGGCGACAGCGGTTCTGGCAAATCCAGTATAGTTGAAGCCATTATTTGGGCATTGTATGGCAAAGGAAGAGTGGAAAATAAAAACCTGATTAAACGTGGAACCAAATATGCCACGGTTATTTTGGAAATATTGGATGATGATAAGGCCTATAGGATAGAAAGAAATACCAATATGGCCGGGAAACACTCTCTGGATATTGGCGAGAAGAAAGGCAAGGTTTATCTGCCAATGAAGCATGTAGGTCTCAGGGATGCTCAAGAATGGGTCGAAAAAGACCTTCTACGGTCATCCTATGCCTTATTCATCAACTCTGTGGCTTATCCACAAGATAATATAGAAAATTTCGTCAAACAGACTGCCACCAGAAGAAAGGAATTATTGCTGGAAATAGCTAATATGGAAAATTATGACGATCTTTATGAACGTGCTAAAAATAAACTGAATGAAGCTATTGATAATATCCGCTTGGCAGATTTAGAAATAAATTCATTTGATTCAAATATCAAAAAAATTGACGAAATGATTAAGCTTATTCCAGAGATTACGCTTAATCTTTCTGCTTCAGAAGATCGTCTGAATAAAATAAAAAAAAGAATTGGCGAAGCCAAGGCGGCTGATGATTATATCAAGATAAATCAAAATCAAATATCAACTAATAATGTTGATATTTTGTCAAAGAAAACCAGAATTATTGAAGCTGAGAAAACCATCAAAGAAAAAAGAGAAAAACTTGAAAAAATTTCTAATACAAATGGTGTAATAATTGAAGATGCTAAAAATAATTTAAAGGTTGCCAGATTAGCCTTAGAAATACTTCATGAAGATCAAAAGAAGGATTATGAGAACAATTTAAAGCGTCAGGCCATAATTGGCGGCAGAAGCCCCCAAAACGACTACAGCGCTGTTCTGAAGCGTTTAAATGACCAATTAATGGACATAACGCTCTCTAATGACGTCTTCTGTAAAGATTTAGGAAAGAATTGCCCTAAGTTGGAACAGGAATTGAAGAATAAGTCAATCTTTATAGAAGAACAGATAAAAGACATTACGGAAAGAATTACCAAGCAGGAAAGTGATAATGCTTCCTATATGAAAGCTTTATCGGATATTCCTATGCCGGTTTTGAAGCAGGAAGATATAGACAGAATTAAAAAATTAGAAGAAGAAGAAAAGGTATTGGCTATTTATGCCGAGCAAGAACTTGCCGATGAAGAAAAGAAAAAAACAATAATTTATCTTAATGAAGAAATTCAAAATCTTGAATTATCCATCGCCATGCTGAATGGTGACGTGGAAACTTTAGAGGGCGTAAATAAAAATCTTAGAGAAAATATGGCAGAAATAACATATGAAAATTTGGCAACTTTAGATGTTCTTTTAGACAAAGAAAAAACCGATTATATAAGCTTAAAACATCAATTAGATATGGCGAAAGAATCAGAAAAAGAAATTAAGGAAATAAAAGTAAAAATGCATGAATTGATAAAGGTAAAAGACAAGAATATGGCTAATAAGGAATGTCTGGAAATAGTCAAAGAAGCTTTCGGGTCAAAAGGCATTAAGACTGTCATCGTCGACTATCTTATTCCTCGCCTGGAATATCGGATTAATGAAATTCTTTCCAAAATGTCTGATTTTAAGATCAGGCTGGAAACACAGAAAGAAAAAGCAGATGGTGATGGCAATACTGAAGGATTGTTTATCAATATTTATAACGAACAAGGTGAAATATTTCCATTAGACAATTATTCAGGCGGACAAAAATTGAAAATTACAGTTGCCATTGCTGAGGCCTTAGCCACTCTGCAGAAGTCTGGTTTTAGAATATTTGATGAAACATTTTTAGGCCTCGATGAAAATACTATCAGTGGCTTCAATGAAGTCATGCTTTCCCTGCAAGACAAATTTTCCCAAGTCCTTTGCATTTCGCATCTTCAGACCATCAAAGATAGTTTTGAGGAAAAAATTAATATAATCAAGGAAGGAAATACTTCCAAGATAATTTAAAAATATGGAAGAAGCAAAACAAGATTTAACAGACTTTAAAAGTTATCTTGTGCCGCCTCATAAAAAAAAGAGCAAAGAAGTTACAGAAAAAGATCTTCCACGCCTGATAAATGAATCACATATCCTTTATAACCTCTGTTATATGCAGGTAGGGCCAATTCCAGGTTCTTTTGCCGTCCATCATAGCCAGATTGACAATAAGAATCCTTTAAATTTTTTTGTTACTCAAGAAAAAGGAATAATTATTAATCCAATAATCATTAGACATACTAAGGTACCAATAATAAAAATTGAAGGATGCTTGTCATTTCCCGACAGACCGCCAATTAAAGTTCAAAGATTTCATAAGATAGAAGTTGAATGCAGTATTTTGACGCCAGAAGGCACTATCGGTGCCAGAGAAATCAAAAAATTGTCTGGCCGTGACGCTCAAATATATCAGCATGAAATTCTGCATGGTCAAGGAAAGTTAATTTATTCAATATGAAAAAAAAATGGAAAATAGAATTAAGGAATAAATGCAAAACTTGCGGCCTTCCAATAGTCAAAAAAAGGTTTAGAACTTATTGCAGTCAAAAATGCAGGACTAAATTCTATAATCAAAAATTTGCCGAACAACATTTAGAATGGTTCAGAAAAAAAAGAGCTGAATATAAGCCTGGGAAAATCCAATGTGTTATTTGTGGCGGTTGGTATGTTCAAATTTGCTCTCATGCTTATTTGCGGCATAAAATGACAGGCAGGGAATATAAGAAATATATTGGCAAAGATGTCAAGCGTGGATATATTCCAGAATGGTATAGAGATATTAAACATGAATTAAATCAAGCTACTTGGGAAAAGATAAAAACCAATTTAAAAAAAGGAAAAAAATATTGGTTTAAAAAAGGCGATCCTCGGGTTGGAAACTATGAAAGATCACCGGAAACAATGGCCAGATTGCATCGAGGAACAATGAATTTAAATAATTAATAATAAAACTATGTCAGAAACATTACCATACATTGAAGAATATACAAAATTTATTAAAGATTATAGCACTGGTCAGGTAACCGGTGAGGAAGTTGGTGAAATTGTCGTTAGGATGGCTCAATATTATGCTGAACATAATTTAAAGCGTGTTTTAGCTGAAAGAGCCTATGCCTTAATAGTTAGAGATGCTGAAGCCCAAATAGATGAGGCAACTGGCAAGCAACTTAGCAGTGCTAAGGCCAAGAGCATTGCAGAGGCTTCAGATGAAGCCTATACAGCTGAACAAGCCAAATGCCACTTAGCCAACATAGAACAATTTATCAATGCTTTAAAGTGTCTTCAAAAAGGAATTCTTAATGAGTTCAGTCATATGGGTAATCAGTAACAAATTATGAAAAAAAAGAAATTAAAATGCGGTTTTTGCAAAAAATCTTTTATTCCTACTAAAAAAAAGCAACTTTTTTGCTGCCAAAAATGTTATAAAGCTGAAAAGAAAGTAATAAATGAAGTAAAAGATTTTCCAGTTTTTGCCTGCCAATATTGCGGTCAACATACCAAGCTTGATTTTAATCCTGATGAAGAAAAAAAAAGATGGGCAGAATTAAGATGCCCATCTTGTGAAAAATTAAGAATAGATGAAAATGAAATTGGTTTACTAGGATTACGCAGTATTTAAACTGTAGGATTCTTTAAATTAGTTCCAATATCGCCAGATAAAAGTGCGGAACGACTTAAATCTTGAGTTATATTTGGATTATCAACTTGAGCAACAGTGACAAGTTTAAGCCCTGGGAAATCCTTTATTTCCCATTTTTTTCCCTCATAATCAAAGGTAGCACCAATTGTATATTTTGGCATAGTCGTCTTCACGGTTTTAGCTAAATTATTATATTTGGCAACAGGATTGAGAAATTTGGCTTCAGCTTCAGGATAAGTATATTCAACACCATCGATTCTTACCTTTCCAGCATAACCGCCACCGCCTTTTAGCATTAAATGCTCTACCGTATGGCCAGCTTTTACTACTGGCGTCCATTTACCGCCAGACTTTGCCACATTCTGTTCTAACCAATAATCACCTGCAGGGGTGGTTTCTTTTTTTAATTGAATTCCAGACATGGTCGTTAAAGGCTCTTCTACCGGTTTTGTTGTTGTTTTTGCAGTCTGTTTAGCTAGATTGCTATATTTTTCAGCAGGGGGAATAGCCTTTTCTGAGGCTTCATAATATGTTTTGGCAACTTCCGGGTCAGCATTTGTTAAAGTATTGGATCTGCGGATATATACTGGGGTTCTATACTGAGGTCCATGAGCGATATTTGCCTCATCAGAAATTGAATTCCATCGTGCAATTTGTGTTAAATCAGTTTTATTAAATTTTTTTCTATTAGCATCAAAATAATCCGAAACTCTTTGTGCAGCTTCTTTCTTTTTTGCATAATTTTTAGTTGAATTATAATCTTGCCTAGCTTTTATAGCTATTCCTCTAATGGTATTTAAGGCTTTACTTGGTTCTTGCTTGAATTTTTCTCTTACTGCAGTTGCTCCAGCTTTATCGGCTTTAACAATATCAGCTTGAACGGTCTTAAAACCTTTGCCTTTTTCATCAGCTAAAGCTAAAAGTTTTTCCTGGAAAGGGGTTATTGAAGCACCTGCTTTTTTTATTTTAGTTATCAAGGCTATTGCCGGATCAAGACCGACTGTTTTGCCCTTGACTGTTTTTGAGAAAATTTCATCAACATTTCTGGCATTGGCGACAAAAGATTTGCTTTGATAAGCATCCTGATAATTCTGTAAAGCTTTGCGTAATGCAACAGCCTGATAATCATCTAACTCTTTTCCATCACTACTTTTAAAGACCTGCTTAAGCATCCAAAGAGGATCATTATTATTAGAACGAGCCACAATATCATTAGACTTTTTAGAGTCTACCGCTTCTTGTAAAGCCTGGGTTCTTAATTGTCTGACATTATAATCTAATTGCGGGGTAGCCTCAAAACCAGCTTTGCTGGCAGAAGTTATGCCTGATTCAACAACTTTTCCATTGGCTACTAATTCATAACGGCTATTTTTTCCAGATGAAGGATATACTTTTACAGTCAATCCATTGTCTTGTAAAGAATTCATCATCCTATTAACCATGGAAATATGGCTAGTTTGATTATCTCCTACCAAATAATTATGAATAACATCTGTTATATTAGCTATGGTTGTAGGTGTAGATGGCCGAGGGGTGACTTCTGAAAAAGGAATTGCTTTAGATCCTCTTGTCTTAACAGCATTGACATAACTTTCTGGAATTCCACCTTCCCCTACTTTAGTAATAAGAACATCATCACCATCTTGATCTCCACCAAGAATGATTCTTTCATTAAAAGGGCTGACTATTGTATGTTCTGTTCCTAAACTAGTATGTCCTAAAGTTGAACCATCTCTGGCCTTAAGAACAAGAATATTATTCATGTCTATTGAGGGATTTCTTAAGACCATCACATCATCTCCTTCCTTTATATTATGGGCTTTCATGAATTCCTTTCCTAAGACAATTTCTTCATTGTTTACAACTCTGGCTGGATTATTTGGTCCATCCAATTTTAAAGGCAAGGAAAAAGACAAGGTTGCTCTTCCACTTCCAGGTAAAACGTCATTAATAACACTTTCATTGAAAATATTCTTTAAAACTCTTTCCAGATTATGAGAAAGATTTATTTTGGCAGCTCCCAAATTAAAAGATTCGCCAAGATCGCCGTAAAACAAGGATGCTTTGTCTAAATTGTATTTATCCGAATATTTGTTTAAGACATCTTCTAATTCTTTTTTATTGGTGGTAGCGGCAATATCATCATTCAATTGCTTAAAAACCTGTAAACGTTTTTGATTAATATTAAGAATATCATTTGTAGCTCCTGCATCTGAACTTTGCAACTTTCTTTCAAAATCAGGAGTAACACGGCCTTCCTCACTGGGAGAAACAGCTTGAGTAAAAATACTAGAAAGAGGAGTTTCAAATTTTCCTTCTTTTGGGCCAACTTTGGCGTTTGTATCAAAGCTGGCAGCTTCACCTTTGGGAAGATCAAAGCCGTAAACAGATTTTATATAAGCTCTAATGGCTGGATCAGCTTTAATGGCACTTCCTTTATGAATCATTTGATATAAATCATTTTCATTTCCAATTAGGTTTCCCTGACCATTAAGAGTGATTTTTAAACCGGTCTTATATTTGGCAGGATCATAATTGGTGTCATTTCTAATTTTATCAAACAAATCTTCTCCTAAAATAATTTTGCCGTCTATTCGGCTCATTTCAGTCAAGCCATTAATGGCATCTTGAACTTTGGGGTCTTTTGGATTTTCAAAATTATCTGAATTGACATTTCCTTCCTCACCTACTGTAGGAGATTTTAAAATATTTAAAGTAAATTTAGAATTATTATCTATTCCGTTATATTGTTGCCCTCTGGTAAAAATCAAGGACGACCTTTTAATAAAATCACCAGTGTTCATGTCTTTGGGCAAATTTAAAGCTCCTACTTTTAAGACTTGAAGAAATTTATCTTCAGGAGTAACTATTTTTGCTCCAGTTGGAGTATATTTTTCAGGATTTTTATCAAATATTTTTACATATTCAGGAGAAAATTTGGCAAATATAACTTGCGTAGAACCTTTAGCAAGCTGCCCTACTGGTAAAAATTTATCTTTACCTACCTTAGATAATGTTTTTACATCTTCATCAAATTTATTCCTACTATCTGTATATTTAGGGTCAGGTCCATATGTTCGCTGTTTATTAATTCCAATAATTTGGACAGCATCAGCAGGAAGATTATTATCTTTGTTAAATTTTTCAATATCCGCATCTCCTTTGCCTTTATTCTCTGGAGCTCCAGGAATTAAATTTTTTTCACTAGTAAGTTCAAGACGCGAAGAAGAATTGGCACCTCTTTTATATAACCATCTTAAATCATTTAATTCATTTTTATCAGTAATTGGAGTCTTTAATTTGCTATTTATATTATTTAAGAATGTTTTCCATCCCGCACCTACTTCAGCACCTTTTTTAGAAGCTCCTTTGGCAATATCATAAAGATTTTTTCTAGTAAAAGATTGTAAAACAACAGGATCGTCTGTATGTGCCATTGCTCCTGCATTTATTTCTTCTCCTCCTCCGGGTTGAACTGAAAAATTTTTCCAATTAGTAACAGGTGTTTTTGTTTTTACTGGAATTGCTGATGAAATAGTTTCTTCACTGATTCTAGGTTCTTCTGCCGGCATAGCTCTTTTAGTTGTAATCGCCTCACGAATTATTGGAGTTGTTTCCTTGATTGTTGCCGCCATATGAACCGGTTCCATTTCTTTATTCAATAATGCTGTCTCAGTTGAATTTTTAAATGGAATATTGTCATGCATAAAGGCCTCAAAAGATGCTGCTGACTCTTCAGGAGTGGTTGCAATAGGTTCTTCAAGAACAGCCCCAGGAGGATTTGCAGTTTCTATATTTTCTTTTGGCGTGCCTGCTATGTAGTTAGCTATAACCTCCGGTTTATCTTTTAAAACGTCATGAATTGCATTGGCAGCCACATTGATTTCATTATTAGGCAAATTAGTGCCTTTAACCATTAATTCAGTTGTTCTTTTAATATTTGCCGGATCCCAAGAATCATCTGTAACATGGACTTTAAAAAAACTTTCCTTAGTTCCTCTTGCTTTAGAAGATAAAGTTTGAGGATCAATTTCAACTACAACTTTAATGCCTAAAGCATTGTTATCCCGCATTTCGTTAGCTAAAAGATTATTATTAACATCAGGATTATTCATTCTGGCATTAATCATGTCTTGTTTTGACATTTTACTTAAATCCTTTCCTGATGCTTTTGCCAAATTGGCATTAAAACTATTTTCATACGATAAACCTTCCGGATTTCCAATCCGTCCTTCAGAAGCAATGTAACCAATAGGAGATAAGCCATGTGTTGAATCTGGAACATAAATCCTAACAGCATTTTCCGGATTAACACCTTCATTTACATGATAACTTCCCGAATCAGGTTCATGACTGGCAAACCCATTAACTAAATAACGACCATTAGGCAATTTGGTTCCAGGGATGGTTCCTTCAACATCTCCTTCTTTAATATATTTATCAACGCCATCAATAACGTTATGAACAATTTTTTGATTTTCTACCGTTTTATTATTTCCCGTACCAATAAATTCTTCTTGTAATTTGCCAGAAGTAGAAAGCGGATAAGTATCTTCAACTGTAGGTGGTTCTTCATGGCCATTTCGAAGAATGGTATTAGCAGCTAAATTCTTAACTCTTGTCGGGACAGTAGGTTGATCAGGATTTTTGTCTCTAATAAATTTTTGAGCAATAGATTGCCAATCATTCAATTGAGCTTTTTTTCTGGCAAGAGGAGACATATCAAAATGCACTAAAGCTTTGCCGCTAACTAAAAGTTTTGCTCTTTGCAGAGCGGTATAATCAGGAGTCCAACCTTCCATGTGCCCTTTCCAACGGATATATGAATCTAAAAGATTGTTTTGAGCCTGCAATGTTTTTGGATCAGTCGTATTCTCATAAGTTAAATGCTGTTGATATTCTGGCCTAACTTGTTCAGGTTTAAAAGCACCTGTTTTTAAATCTGTCTGAACATGACTATAAAGATCTTGCCGATATTTATTGGCAACAACAGCTGCCGCATTTACATGAGCTTCTTCTTGAGCCTTAGCAATACCTTTAACTCCTGCCGCAGAAGGTTCTTGATAAGTTAATATTCCTCCTGGCTTTTCACCAGCAATTGCAGTTGCATATCCTATATTACCCATTCCATGCATCCCAAGCATCGTGCCCGTATTAATTAAGGCAGAAGACATGGCGTTGGCAAAGGAATTATTAAAAGAAAGACCTTCCATTAAAGAAATGGCAAAAGCTGGAGCCGCAATTTTTGCATAACCTCCTACGTTATATCCAGTTTTTCCTATACCAACTAAACCATAAGCAAAATCAAGAGCGGCTTTTTTTGCTCTTTCTTCTACTGGCATTTGCTGCAACTGTCTATAGCCACTAAATATAACTCCTTGTAAAGCAGCTTTAGGAAGAGTAGCGGCAGCAACATTAGCTAATCCAATTTTAGGAGCAATACCTTTAATAGCTGTTTTAAAACCAGTTTTTCCGATAGCTCCCGCTACCTCAGTTCCAGTTTTTGCTGCCAATGCTTGTTTGGCAGCTGTAATAGGTTCTTGAACAAATCCTGTAAATACACTTTCTGCCGGGGCTGTTATAGCTCTTGTCTTTGCCGCAGCACCTAAAATCTCTGCAGGAGTTTGTTTTAACAAATCTTTACCTGCTGTTTCGGCTAATGCCGTTCCTGCGGTTTTTAAAGCTTCTCCTGTTAATTCTTTAGCAGCCCATTTAATACCAACTTTAGATAAGGCCTGTAAAGCTAATTTGTATGTCCAACTAAATGTAACTACATTGCCAGTAATTGCACCAAGAACATGAGAAATATTACCAGCAACATTAGCTGTTTTGTCGCCATAATCAGCAGTTTTAGCTAATTCCGGCATGGCTAAATCATAGGTTGGAATAGCACTGGCAAAACCTTTAATAAATTCTCTTGGGGCTGCAGTATTAGCACTTTTAGGCAAAAGTGTTTGTGCTACATTGGCGGCAACACCATAAATCTGTTGTCCGGCCTCAGGAAGACTTTGCAAAAATGATTTCCAAGTAACAGCTGGGGCTTTAGTCCATTCCTTAGCTATATTTTGAGCTACCTTGACATCAAGAAGTCCACTTGTTGCAGGTTCTGGAATATTATCAGTTCCCCATGTGCTTGCTTTAGTTTTCCATTCAGAGGCCATTGCTAAAGCTTCTCTTTGGCTAATTAAGCCATTAGCCATTAAAGTATAGGGGACAGCCTGAACTTTTGATTTTATGTTATGAGTATAATTATCCAAAATTTCCTTATTGGACATGTCGTCTGCACCTCCAACCCAAAGAGGAATAATATGATCAATTTGAAATAGGGACGGATCTAATCCTTGACGAATAAGTGCATTTTCATTGTAATTTAATGGGGCCCTGGTAGTAGCAATTCCTGCTCCAGGCTTGCTAGGTTCCATCAAGTATTGGCCACCTTCCGTGGGAGTAATCCCAGGAACCATGAGAGTTTTGAAGACAGCATCAGGCGTGACTTCAGATGGTGCAAGATATTTACCCGCTTCAAGATATGGTTTAGTGCTTGGTTCGGTAATTTCACTATACGGTTTTCCTGTAACTGTCTGATATTGTCCTAAAGTTGTTCCTGAAGGGACTGCTTGGCCGGCATAATCACTGACAGCTATTCCAGTATTAACATATGGCAAGATTGCAGCTTGTTGCTGCTCTGGAGTAAGTGTAGTTGTTGGCCCAACGTTTGCTAATTTAAACACAAAAGGCGCCGAAGGAGCCGCCGGTTTATAATTTGCTAAAAAAGAATTAGCCAAAGATGGATAAGTAGTCGTAAGAGGTGCTGGTGTTGTAGGTGCAGTTGTAGGTGCAGTTGTAGGTATTTGAGATGTTTGTGCCCCTCTGGCTTTAGCTGCCGCAATTAAAGCAGGCATATTAATAGATGAAGTAGCCGTTTGCGGTTGTCCGTAAGTGGTATTTTCAGCGTATTTTATAGCCATATATTAATCTAAAAATTAGGTTGTGCCATATCTGGCAAAGTGTCTTGCTGAGACGGTGAAGAAATTGTAGGTGGCGTTAAAGAACTGGGGGCAGAAGAAGAATCTCCCGGTAAATAACCTCCAGGAGTAATACTATAATTACTTAAAGATGAATATTGGCTAACAGGTGAATATTGGTTGAAACCGTAAGTGCTAGAACTATAACTTTTATTCGGCAAATATTGATTCAATGGTGAATAACTGTTAATAGGAATATTTTTTACTCTGGCGGCAAGCCTTGCCCTAGCCCTGTCGGATAAAAAGGAAGGAATTGGACTAAAAGGTTTTTTATAAATTGTAGCCATATAATCAAAAATTAGTTAGAAGCAGCTAATGATTTAGCCAAATCAGAAAAACCCGTAGTACTATTAGGATCTAATAATGAGAACATGCTTTTTCTGCCTGCAACAGTTGCCGCAGAAGGTCCAAATTGCTTTAAGGCAGTTCCAGTATAGTAATTCCAAATAGCATCAGATAAAGAAGTATCTGTTATCCCATATTGAGCAGCATTTTTGTCATATTCAGCCTTTTTGCTTGCTATTTTTTTAGGATCAATTTTAACTAAATAATTTAAAAGTTTTTGAAGAGCAGGCACTGTGGCAATTTTAAGATCTGATTCATAGGCTGTAATTTTAGGACCTTGCATAGCAGTATCAAATACTGTAGAAAGAGGGACAGAATTTCCGCTTGAATCAGTTGGAGTATATCCATATTGAGCTAATAAAGCTTCTCCTCCACTGGCAAGAAATGAATTAATTTTTGCTTTAACAGATTCTACCTCAGAAGTAGTTTTTGCAGCAGCAATTCCTTCACTAATGATATACAATAAAGAATTTACACTTTTGCCTGAACCTAAAGCTGCCGCAGCTTCATTGTACAAATTTACTTCAGGCATAAAAGTATTGTAAGATTTTCCAGTTGTAGTATCAGTTGTTTTATCTAATAACTGACTATCATAAACCATTGCCTCCTTCATGAAGTCATTAGTAGTAGTTGTTCCAAGATCAAGTTTTAATTTAGCATTATCATATTGAGCATTTAATACTTGTTGTTTCTTCAATTCGGCATCTTGAGCTGCAGCAGGAGCGCCTTGAACAAGATTATAAAGATTAGTAAGATCACCATATACTTGATTATATCTATCAGTGGTCATTTTCTGTCCAGACGCCAATTCGTCATCATAATTCTTTTTGGCATTATTATAGGCATTAGTTATTGTCTTCATTTGATTGTCATGAGAAGTGACAGACATCTGCAAAAGATCAATATAACGATTATTCTGGCGTCCTTTCAAGACTGAAAGATAATCAATATAACCATTATTAGCGGCCATTGTAGCTGGATCGTGCATCCCAGTAGCCATATTAGTCTTAACCTGATTAATCATGTTATCAACATCTTTGATATAGGTATCACGACCTTTGATATAACTGGTTAAATCAGGTTGAAGAGTATTGCCACTAGTAATCATTTTCTGATATTCGTTGCCTAATGTTGTCAATTGATTTTCTTCAGCTAATCTATTTTTTAAATCATCAATTTGGCCATTAAGCCCAGAGGCTAATGGCAATTGAGCGTCAGGAACTCTAGGATGCATTGCTCTAAGTTCTTCAAGATATTGAGGCGCTAAAGTTGCTAAAGCAGAGGGACTGGACATAATAGCATCTGCAAAAGCTCCAGGCGTAGGAGCAGTTAAGGCTGCTTGTTTTACATTATCAGGTAAAGAATTCCAAGCTGATTCATATGACGTTCCGGCAAAAGGATTAGTTCCTGATACCGTGCCAGTATCTACGGGAGTTGTTGCCGTACTGGTAACAGTCGTATCAGAAGGAGCTGCACCAAGAGAATCTGCTATTTGTTTTTTTTGTTCAGGAGTTAAAGTTGCCCAAGTGCTTTCATATTGAGTACCAGCAAGAAGGTTTACATCAGTTGGGGCAGGTCCAGTTGTACCAGCGGTAATAGCAGTTGTATTATCCACATAATTATCACCCAAAGTACCTTTATGAATAGTTCCATCACGATTTATGTAAGTATAAGAATTGCCAGAAGTTTGAACGATTGTCCCGGGAGTTCCAGTGACAGCAGGGCCTGTAGCCCCAGTAGTTGCTGCAATTGATGTTCCAGGAGCTTTAGGCAAAGTAGGCGAAGGAGCTAAAGCAGTAGGTACTTTAGCTGGAAATAATTGATTATAAATTTGCATTGAACTTGTTTCACCAAAAGGAACTGGTTTTCCAGTGCTTGTACCCATTAAAGTTCCTAAACCCATTTCTCCAATAGCACTAGTTCCTAAAATTGCTCCGGCAACAGCCTGTAAAGTAGCATCTTTATTTTTTTTTGCTTGTTCTAAGGTTTTTCCTGTTACGTATTCAGTTAATGGAATTACGTTTTTTCCTAAAAATGGAATTATTCCTTCTCCTGGTTTATATGAAGTTCCTGTCCAAGCGGTAGGAGCAGCAGGAGCTGCAGTTCCACTAATCATTGGGGCGGTAGAAGCTGAAGTTGTTGTAGATATTTTTGAAGAAAAATTATTTGCTGGTTCTGGAGCTCTTTTAATAAACGATGGTACTAAAGGATTATTTGCAGTAGAAAGAAAAGGATTAGCATTATCTGTTGGTCCTCCTTGACCATCCGGGGATCCACCTTGATTGCCATAAACTCTTTGATAAATATCATTATAGGCTTGCTTCCTTGGATTTTGCTTAACTGGAGGAGTAAAAGAAACATTTATTCCAGGATTGCCTGAAGAACCAAGTCTTTTTAAAATAGAAACAACTGATTTAGCCTGGTCTCTTTTGGTGCTTCCAATTGGAGAATTATAACCATCACTCAAGACTTTTGAAAGCTTGGGATTGTTCATTATGGATTTCATTGCAAAGACTTTGGCTTTTTTATCAGGTTGCATATATTTTATATAGAATTTTTTAAATAAGAATATGGATTTACTGCTTTAGAATAAGCATCAACAATTCTGTAATCTAAATGAGTTCCAGTTCCTTTTCCTGACGGAGAATAGGTAGAACCTGTATCTCCCATAGTTGCTAACTCCTGCCCAGAACCAACTGGTTCTCCTATTTTAACATAAACCTGTTGGAGATGGCTGTATCTATGCCTATCACCATTAGCGTCAGTAACAACTACGCTATTACCAAAACCTTTTTCTCCATGTTTATGCCCTGTAGTGGCAGAAGTAACCACGCCGGGGACAAATGCTGGGATTGGAGTGCCAGCTTTATTAGCAATATCAATGCCTGGATGAAACTTTTCATATCTTGTAGTATCTCCATATTCGGTAGTTATTGCGCCAAGACTATTAAATTTTGTGTTAAGATTTTTATATAATTGAGACGGAATTTGGGTTGAAGTTGGAGTTGAAATATTTGTTGAAGTTTTTGGAACATAATTTTTTTGAGCCTTATAAAAAGCAGATAAATATGGAGAAAAACCTGAACTATCAGTTTGAGTTCCATCTGCAGATTGAGCGTCGTCTGCAACCGGTTCAGTATCAGATTGCTGATAATCTGCTACAGGGTTTGAAGCATCATAAGCACTCTGCGTTTCAGGATTAAGAAAAACTGGCCTAAGAGTTGTTGGAAGATTATTTGTAGTATCCATAGAATTTATTTACCAGTCTATAATTTATAAATCTTGTTAGAATTAGGATCACGATAAATTTGTTTTTCGGTTAAACCAGTTAAACCAGAAGGACCAGAAATTAAAGTAGCTCCAGTAGGAACAGAAGTAGTCGCAGGCTTTGCTGCACTTGTTAAATTGGTAGGGACTGTTACTTTTGGAGTGGTAATTGTGGGAGTAACTGTCGGAGTTGCAGTCTTTAAAGTACCATAAAGCTTGGTACTTCCTGGTGTAGTATCTTTATAAATATTAGTATAATTTTTCATTGAAGCCACATCAGGAATATAGGATGTTCCAGTTTTTGGAGTAAAAGTAGATAAAGCTCCAGTGTATCCTGTCGGAGTGGTTGGTGTTGTAGTTTGTGCGGCAGGAGGAACAATTGGACCGGTAGCACCAGCATTTCTGGAGTAATCTATGGGGCCAGTAGCACCTTTTAATGGGTTCCAATAATCTCCACTTTCCTCTTTAGTTATATCTTTTTGCTGAGCTTCCTCTGTCGCTAATCTTGCTTTTTCTACCTCATTTTGTTTATAAGAATCTATGCTATTAACAGTATTGTTAGTATCTTTATCAACATATGACTGGATAGTATTTGGATCATATCCGTAAGTCGTTTGAAAGGTAGCATTAAATTGATTCTGATAAAGAGTGCTTCTATAATTTCCATTTTCATCATAAATAGGATCGTAATATTTAGCTTTAATTTCTGCGTCAGAAACATTAGCTAAATCAGGATGGGTAGATCTAAAATTAGAAATAAACGTTGCTTGATCAGTTGCCGTATTTGGTGCCAAACCCCATTTAACAGAACGCCATTGATCTCTAGGCAAACCTGCAGCTTGATCTTCATCATTTAATTTTTTAATTTGATCAGAAGAATATGCCGCTCTGGCCTGATTTGCCTCTTGAGTATTCTCAGTAATGCCTTTTTGCTCTGCTAAACGTCTATTTTGTTCTCTAGTTTGTCTCAATGCCTGATCTTGTTGCTCTTGTTCAATACCAGAACCAGCAATTCCATATTCTGCAGCGTATTTTTGAAGAGTTTCCAATTGTTGCCAGGCAGTTAAAGCATTATCGCTAAATCTATAACCGTAACTTTTTTCAAGATTGTCAATATAATCTTTCCACTGGCTATCAGCTACAGATTTATCAGCTTCAGTCTGAGCTGATAAAGACTGCAAAACATGGTCATAAAAATCAGGCTTTATAGCATCCATAGCATCTTTAAATGATTGAGAAGATGGATCATAAGAAGAAGGATCTGTCAATTTATAATAATCATCATTTAGTTGAGCTGCCGGTGAATTCCAAACTTCCCTGCTGACATTTCCTATCTGATTAGGTGCGGTTAGCATTGGTAAAGAAGAGGCTTGTTGTCCGGCAGTAGTATTTTCATATTCAGTCTTAGAAATATTTGGACTAATAACAGCAACATTGGATAACCCAGTATTTCCGCTATCAACCAATTGTTTTCTTTTTATATCACTATAAATATCGTCTGGAGTATAACCGCCATAAGCTAAGGCATTGACATATAAAGCCATTGTGGCTGGATCATTTTTAATTTTAGTTAAATAAGAATTATCTATTCCTGAATTATTAGAACTAAGAAAATTTATAAAACTATTAAGTATTTGCAACCCGGATGTATCCGCGTCTTGGCTTCTAGTCTTACCATAAGCCCCCTGAATATCAATGGGATTATAATCTAATTTTTTTGCTTGCTGTTTTTCATAAATTCCATAATCTGAACCAAGATCTGTAAAATTAGCTAATTGACCGCCTGGTTGCAATTCTTGCGGACTAACTACACTTATAGAATTTATAGCAGCCTGAAAATGAGCGGCATCAGGATACATATCCTGTAAAGCCTGCATTGACATTATAGGTCTAAATGTATTAGTTGAATGATCGACATACCAAACCGTAGAAGCATCGCCTGGATCAGCTCCGTTTGGATCACTGGTAAATTTAACTAAAGAAATACTTGGTGAAGTTGACCAAGAGGCAGAAACAGCAAGGTTAGGGTTAGAAGTTATAGTAGGGGAAGATGCAGGTACTACAGATGCTGCAGATGCTGCAGATGCTGATGAGGTAGTTGGTTTAGTGGTTGACCAGCCTTGATTTTGCCAATAGGAAAGCTCTGAAGTTGGAACAGCATTAGTTGAGCCGTCTTTCCAATAAATTGTAGTTGTTGCTGGGCCCCCTTGGCCACCCTCACTTTTAACAGCTTTAGCTGATTCCTTTCTTGCAGAATTTTCTTTATCTAATTCAATCTTTAAGATTTTCTTCATTTCTTCTGGTATATTGGGCAGATTATGTCTTGCCCAGTCATAATCCCCTCTGGTTTGAAGCCTTTTTGCCATACCAAACTCATCAAACAAGTCAAAAATTTGTCTGTCAGTAAGACGACCATTTACTAATGTTCCCCAGCGTTCAGCCGGACTTGGTTTCCTTTGCTTGGTAGGCATATGATTTTATATAAAAATTAATAACAAATTACCTTAAATTGGTTATTAATTCTGTCAGAACAGCTTTTAATTCCAATAATCCTGTCATTTCATTAGTTACTATTACAATTTTATTTCCATCAGTTTCAATGAGAAGACGTCTCATTTTAGGTTTTTGATTTTGCTCTTCTGTAGAATTAATTTTTTTTTCTTCATTGTTCATAATGTTGAAATTATTTAATTATTTTATTTTTTCTACCTGAATTCTATTTTCTTCAGCATACTTATCATGTCTAATTCCAGAAATTAAATAAGAAAATTTTCCATTCTTTTCTCCAGCAAATATCACGTTGCCATTTTTAGACATTTCTTCTTTAACCCATAGATTATTTTGCTGTCCAATACTTGTAAGTTGATAATCAAAATCATATTTATTAGTTCCATTCAATGGTATAAACCAGTCGGGCATTTGAATGAAGCATTCTCCGTTAATTATTTCACCTTTACCCCTATAAAGATTAAGCATATCTGGAGATTCAGCAAAAGAATGCTGCAAATAATGCGTATCTGGTTTTAAGGGATGATCAATTTTGAATGTTCCTGCAGCCTTGCTTAAAGTACCTCCTACATAAAAATCAGCATTTACTTCTAATCCACCACCACCATTCATGGTCAAATATTTAGTTGCATGACCTGCTTTTACTATCTGGACTGCTTCTGTATATACATTTCGCCAATAATTACCAGAATTTCCTGAGTCATAAGAACCTGAATATAGTGGTAAAAAATCATTTCCAGCCCATCCTGCAGTATCATCAACAAGAAGAGAAACGTTAAAACCTGCAGGTTGTTGCACTCCAATAGCAACAAATGATCCTCCTGTCGCCCAACCTGCCGGAACAGTTGTTTCTATTCCTGATAAAAGAAGTCTTGATCCTCCGGCATTCGGTTGTCCAACATCCCAACTTGAACCAATTACTTCAACTTCCGGGCCCGCTGGAGTACCCCAACCAGGATGATTAGCAATAGAAGATGAATAAATTTGAATTAAATCACGTGCTGTTATTCCAATAACGTGAGACTTAAAATCTGAAACATTACTTCCTAAATCACCTTTAAGTCCTAAAAAGATATAATTTCTTACTCCACCAGCAGGAATATCATCATAAAAGAATTCAACAACATTTCCAGCGTTGCTAATTGTACTTTTTCTTTTTTGAATATGAAATGTGCCATTTGCCCCATCTGTTCTAAGAAAATAAATAGAAGCTGTATTTCCAACTATCGTTCCGCCTCCACCCGTACTAGCATCATAAAAATATTCATCATTACCCGTTATTTCAACTCTGGCCCCTGTCACATTTGTCTTAATGGTTCCACCAATCATCAGAAGATCAGTACCATCATATTTAAAAATTTTAATGGCTGAACTTCCTATCTCAAATTTAGGTACACTAGCTGAATAATCATATCCTAAAATAAATCCATTTACACCATCTTGACCGAAATCAGCCTTCCCATAATTTATCATGACATCTCCAGTAGTAGCCACCGCAGTTATTCCATTGGCTCCAATTTTCCAATAATTATCAGCTGACCCAAATTGACCAGCTAAAGCAATGACTGTTCCAGAGAAGAAAGCATCAACAGCTTCAAAATAACCTTTTATACCATCAAGAAGAAATCCTCTTTTTTTAGGTTCATAATTTGTACTTTTAATCCAAGTATCAATCCAAGCATCAGTAAGAGTAGAACCGCTTTTTATCGTTCTGCCTCCCTCTTCTTGCGACACATCAGGAACATCATTTGTTGCTACAGTAGAATCCGTCCTAAGAAGTTCAGGATTATATGGGTTAGAAATAGTTTCATATGTTAAATCAGCCATATTTTTATTTACCGTCTTCCTTAAACTGTTCTTCTTCTGGCATCATTATTGAAAGAATAGCAATTTTAGATATTTTACAAAGTTGTTTTCCATTATGCCTGAAAGACAATCTTATATTACGGCATCTTGGCGGTTTTGACGTATCACCATCTTTGCTAGTAACTTTAAAAATGGTTAATCCCTTGCCAGCCTCACCTTCTAATTCATACCAATCGGCCCTGTCTAAAGAACAAAAACATTTCATTCCTTGTCCTCTTTCCATCTCAACGTCAATTTCTGCAGGATAACTAATAAATTGGAAAGATGTTCCAAGCATTATATTTGGAGTATCTGCCCTAAATGGAATTTCTGATGTTGCTATTGTAGCTGAAGAAACATCTGTACTTTTACCATCAGCTAATAATTCAACAACTGAAGCATCAGTAAAGGTGGAAGTTCCAACTAAACGATCAGGATTGTCAGTAGAAAAATAAGTAACCATTTTTGTCATTTTCCAATTCGTGTGAATATACCAGTTCTGCTGAGTAATACTATATTCTAGACAAACATCTTTTAAAATTTTATCTATTGATCCATCAGGATTTTTTAAAGTAACATCACCGATGCAGAAAAATAAATTTCTTCCTTTCTTTCCAGCTGTAGCATTCTCTAAGCCACTTTTTGTCGCTCCTTGAATGTAGGGTTCAACTTTACTGGAAATATATTGAGGTGCCGCACCCTGCGTTACGTAAATACCAGTATAATGTAAGAAATAAAGAAAACCGCTGGTTTTTACATGGGCTCTCTTAGAGCAACAACCAATTCCAAAGTCAATATTTTGAAGAACATAACTGTTCCAAATAGCCATGCTACTGGCTGTCGCTATAAGCATCGTATTACCAATATTGGTCATTACGGTAATTGCTTCATTATTATTATCTGTCGTTGTCGACATTTTAAAAGAATCATAATTTTTGGCGTTAACACCCATTTCTGTAGGATTTGTAACCCATCTAAAAACTTTTTTCCCAGAATAAGTGCCATTAACCCACATTTCATCAGAAGCCAGCACGGCAAAACCAAGCGGGGCTGTTAAGGTTATGGTTGTTTCCTGTACACTAGCAATAGTTGCTGTCCCAAGAGAGGTTGCTCCTCTCCTAAATTCAAATGTTTCTCCTACAATAAAATATTTAGCATCAGTAACTGGAACAACTGTTTGTCCAACTGCTGTATCATTATTTACTAAAGATATTATTCCAAGTTGCGGAGAAGACATTAAAATAGTATTGGGATAATCAACGGATCCATAAGTATAATCTGCTACATATAAACGGCCTTTGTAGTAATTTACGATATTTGCTTTCGGACAATTTGTTAAATTTGAGGTAGATAAAGTAGCTAAAGTTGAGTCCTGAACAGTAGTACCATCTGACCCAAGAATGCATCTTGAAGTAATCCCCTTATTAACAAAATATAAATTATTTTCAGCTAAACAGGTGCTAATTATATCATTAGGCGTAAAAGCTGTTCCTAACCCCGTTAAAGCTGTCCAAACATTTGAATTATTTAAATAATAAATTGAAGTAACTCCACTAACAGTACTCACCCTATATAATCCTTTATTAAAGGTATTATTAAAATAAAACAAACCGTAATTAGTAGTTGCCGTAAATGGTGCGGCACCAGCAGCTGTTCCGACAACACTCATTCCTTCCCGTTTTTCTATCGTTCCAATCGCTGGTGATCTAAGATTTTCAGAATGTACTAATTCCTGAGGTTTAGCAATATTAGAAGCAGTCAGAGCATTTACTCCATCAAAATATTGAATAAGTTTAGTTGTGACATTCTTTTGAATCATTAGAATTAAGTATTAGCTGTATCAGCAATAGACCAACTATCAAGACCATCATCTCTTCTTATAGCATGAATCTTCATGCTTTCTACCATCTTGCTGAAGAAAATAAAAGAATTTTGAGACTCGGCAGCATTTTGTAATTTTTGATAAGCCCTAAACCGCATAAAATCTTTAATGGCATAATAAGCATTATCTGGCAAGTCAATAACATCATCTAATTTTGATAAAACTGATGAACTTTTCAGATAAGCTAAAGTTGCAGTGTCATCTAATTGCGGCGGCGGATAAAATATTATAAATTTACCTCTAACCGCATATTGCATTATGGAAGCCACATTAGCCCTGGCAAAAGTGGCATCATAAGCATTTATTTTTATGCCCTTTGAATCATTAATGAATAAAAGAGCTGAAAAATCCTGAGGCAATAAATATTTTGCTATTCCAGCCTTTAAATTCAATTGCAATTCCTCGGTGGCGAAATATTCATAGTTAACCATGTTCAATTCATTAACCATGTAGGATACTCCTTCATTCAGCCAATTGAAGCGATCTTCTGAGGTAATCAGCTTTAATTCTTTAGTATTCATTGAACTATTAAAAGATTCAAACACTTTTTTCACTGTATTTTGCGGAAATCCTGAATAAGGAATCGGATTTGAAATTGGAGAATATAAAGCAGTTGTTGAATTGTAAAAAGAGAACCAACCATAACCGGTGGAATTAATAGAATCAATAAAGGTGGTATAAAAATCATTAACCTGAATTGGCAAAGGAACAGTTAATGCCAATGCACCCGTAGAAACAATAGGCGGGGTAAAATCAACAGTTGTTACAGAAGAAGGATCATCTGATTGATTATATGTGGTTGTCCTAACCGCTCCCATCACTGACTTTGTTGTCTGGGTAATAGACTTATCCTGATTTTCATTAATAGCCATATATGGGGCAACATTAGGAACCGCTGGGGTGTCTGTCCTAAAAAATCTAACTTTATTATATTGTAGGACAACTACTTTAGTGCTTTCAGAATGAGCAAATTTAGTAAGATCACTAACAACTACCGTGTCTCCAGCAACAGTTCCAGCTATACCTGCACCAGATAAAGTCATAACAGAACTTGTGGCATTGCTGCTGGTTAAAACTGTTCCTGTCCCGCGGCTAACACCAGCAGGTGAGAAAACTTCTACTGGCTGGCCGGCAATAAAAAATTGATTTGTTCCAAAAAGAATGCTTGTAGCAGTAGTCGGTGTGGTTAAAGTCAAAATATCTATAGTGGCAGTATTGCTTCCACCTCCTGTGGTAGCCACTCCATTGGCTACAGAATAACCATAACCAGGTTGGTCTACTGTAACACTTGTAATAACACCACCGCCACCAATGGTAGCAACGCGAACAGAACCGGTTGCACCACCAGTTTGAACTACAGTTAAAATCTCTCCCAATGAATATCCTGTTCCGCCATTATTTATAATTGCCGTAGCTATTCCACTACCAACAGCCATTGCGGTGAAGTTTATAAAAGTCAAAGCGCCAGAGACTGGATCAACTTTCTGAAGCTGCAACATTTCAGTATTTTCTGATCCAATATTTCCTACTAAAATATAACTATTATGGAAAAATCCTTCAGGATTAGCCACAGTCATAGTTGACACATTAGAAGAATAGTTATCTATTAAATAGGAATATTTTGCATCCTTTATAATAGACCTGTTGTCGGCGCGAAGATTTATGCTCATAAACTTATAAAAATTTAATAAACTTAATCACTGTCACTTGACATACTTCCATCAACGTTTTCTGATCCTGTCATATCACCGCCATTATCATCATTGCTATCCCAGATATTTCCTCCAATATCTACTATTTCTATTAAATCACCACTGGGGAAGGCATCTCTGCCTGCCGTTTCACCTTCAGTGGCTTCCCCGGGGGTAAAAATATTCAATTCTTCAACGGAATTTGTTTGAACATATCCTTGTCCAAAGATTTTTTTTCCTCCCAAAAGAATGGTAGCCATTAAATTGTTTCCAAACATATTTTTATTGTTCAATTTTCCCTTATTATACCATATTTTTTGGTTTTTGTCTTCTTTCTTTAAAATACATTATTAAAAAGCAACTTTTGGCAAAGCTAACCATTCTACATTTGAAATTTGAATGCCATTTTTTCTGACTGCGTCATCAAGCAAACAGTCTACCGCCCTATCATTGGTAGTAAATGTCTTTAATTGTCCTTGCATAATTCTGCCGAATGAACCATTGTCTTTATTTCTTACCCATTTTAAGTCATTGTTTTTAATAAATGCGGCTATTTGTTCTGGCGTCATAGTTTTAGGCGTTATAATAAATGATTTAAGAAAAGAAACTTTATTTCTATCATATTTTTTTTCTTCTTGCCAATAAGAATCACTAATATTAACATAAGTCAAATCATCACCATCATTTTCAACCATTATGCCATGATTAGTTGGCCCGACAGGTGAAAGTATTCCATTGCCATCGGCAAATCTTACAATACCGTCTAGAGGTGACTTGTCTAAGGCAGAAAAATATGATTCCTCTTTAGAATCTAAGAGAAATCTTTTTAAGAATTCCTGCCCTAAATCTTTCATTTCTTGAGTTATTTTTGTCTCATCGGCATATTCCGTCCAACTGTTTGCCTGATTTGGATATGTTTTTTCTGGTATCAGTCCATAGGCAATAATGGCATTCATAACGTTCCACTGAGAATTTCCATAAATGGTTGTATCTGCCATCGTCCCCGTGAAACGAGGTGAAAAATCAAGTTGTCCAAGATTATTAAGGTAATTATTCAATTTTAACCAGTCAAGGTAGGCCTGTGGAATAAGACCTAAGCTGATCATCTGATTAAAAATTGTCTGCAAACATTTCAGGATTGAAAAGGTGACGCAAAATGAAGTGTCAAATGCGTTGCCATATCCGGCATTTATAAATTGGATCTTATTTGGGGTTGTTTTAAAGGGTTTCCAATCCATATATTTAATTTATTCTTGAAATAAAATAAAAGAATACAGCCATTTCTATGCAAACTATAAGGATTACTATCCAATAAAAATCATTAAATATCTTCATATTTTTTTTAGTCCCCATTCGGCAAGAATGCTAATTATAGCTCCAGCCAAAGTAGCATAAGAAAAAATCTTAATTACATTATTTTCTAATTTTCTAATTCTAACTTCTACATCTTCATCGATTTTCTTTTGCACGGCATCTACTACTACCCTATCTGCTTTATCTTTTTCAAGAGTATTGATTCTTTCTGTAGTCCCACTTTTTAAATCTGCGATATCATAGCGAATATTACGAACTTCAGTCCGTAATTCTATTACAATATCTCTGATTGGTTGATTACATACTTCTTGCTCGCTCATAGATTTACATAAAAGTTAATTTTGAAAAAATTATTAAAGATAAAAGTACTAATCCATACAGAATTACTGTCAAGATTACAGCTAGACAAAAAGTCAAAATTGTTTTAACACCAAATTCAACAATGTTCCAAAACACCTTAAAATAATTTTCCCAAAAGGAATGATGCGTATTACTTAACTTCTACCTTAGCGACATTTTCTTTATTAGCAAAACGTTTTGTTGCATAGGAAGCTCCACCACCTAAAACAGTTAAAATACCTTCTAAGGCATAGGCAAGAGGTGCTGAAATAAAATCTACCTGAAGTAAATACAAGACAATAACGCTTAAAATTCCTAAAATAACAGTTTTTTTACCGTCTATTAATTTTAGAAATTTTTTAAAAAAATTTTTCATAAAATTTAGTTAATTAGTTAATTAATATATTAATAATTATTAAAAAAATAGAAAAAATTACTATTATAAAAAAAATCAAAAGTAATAGTACCACTTACAATAAACTTAGCATAAGTTTCTGAGCCACTAACAGTTTTAGTATTTCCGGTTCCAGTAATTGTTACCGAAGGAAAATTTGCCGTAACCCAAGAAATAATAACTATACCTGAACCACCAGTACCGCCAGCCGCACCGCTGTTGCCTCCACCACCACCACCACCTGTATTAGCAGTACCATTAGTGGGGTTAAATCCCGCACCACCACCATCTACATGAGTTCCAGAACCACCATTATTAGCACCTGCACCGCCACCAGCATAATTTGCTGGCGAACCAGTTATACTGCATGTATATCCAGCACCGCCGTTTATATCACTGCCATTTGCCCCAGCACCCGCACCACCGCCACCAGGATTCGCTCCTGTTCCTGTTCCACCAGTGTAATTAGTTGTTACTCCATCGACATCTTTGCCGCTTGAACCGCCGACTGATGCTGATGATGGTGACCCAACACCTCCCGTTGCAGTCAAATCATTGAATACCGAACTATAACCCGTTGCACCAGTCCCACCAATGACTCCTGCCCCACCATTGCCAACCGTAACAGTATAAGTAGTTCCTGCTGTAACCGCATAAGCAGACCTATAAACAACTCGTCCACCGCCAGCACCATCACCGTAACGAACACTGGCTACGCCTCCATTAGCACCGCCACCGCCACCAACTACTAATGCTTTTACTGTCAAAGCCATAAAATTAAATAATTTTAATCATATATTCCTCAAGAAATTGCTACGCAACGCCACATACTCGTATCAGCACGCCAAACAAATCCAATATCTAATCTGGCGGTAGTTACGGTCGTAGTTGGCAAAGCTGCACCAGCACTTGCTTCAAATTTAGTGTCCCAAGTCAATGCTCTTGCCGCCGTTCCAGTTACCGCAATCCAAAGTCTTTGACCATCAGCCGGAGTTCCGCCAGGATTATTAAATTTTAAAGCACCAGCCTGAGCAGTAACGATAAATAAACTCAAGTTATCACAATTCAATGAAGTTCCTGTATCAGTAGTATAACTAGCAGCTGATAAAACTTTTGGTTTAGGATCTGCAGGTCCGGTATAACCTGTATAACCTGTATAACCTGTGTGACCAGTGTAGCCAGTATAACCTGTATAACCTGTGGTACCAGTATAAGCACCAGCACCTGTATAGCCAGTATAACCAGTGTAGCCAGTGGTACCAGTATAAGCACCAGCACCTGTATAACCTGTATAGCCAGTATAGCCAGTATAACCTGTATAACCTGTGGTACCAGTATAAGCACCAGCACCTGTATAGCCAGTATAACCAGTGTAGCCAGTGGTACCAGTATAAGCACCAGCACCTGTATAACCTGTATAGCCAGTAT